GGTTCATCTCCAATCGGTCCTATTGGTTCTATCGGTCCAAAAGGTACTCAAGGTTCCTCTCCAATCGGTCCTATTGGTCCTATCGGTCCAAAAGGTACTCAAGGTTCCTCTCCAATCGGTCCTATTGGTCCAAAAGGAACAACAGGTTCATCTCCAATCGGTCCACAAGGTCCTATCGGTCCAAAAGGAACAGCAGGTTCATCTCCAATCGGTCCTATTGGTAATATTGGTCCTAAAGGAACAGCAGGTTCATCTCCAATCGGTCCTATCGGACCACAAGGTCCAGGAGGTAGTTCACCAATCGGTCCTATTGGTCCTATCGGTCCAAAAGGAACAGCAGGTAGCTCACCAATTGGTCCCCAAGGTGCAATTGGTCCTATTGGTCCACAAGGTAATTCCCCAATTGGTCCTATCGGACCACAAGGTCCAATTGGTCCTGGTGGTTCATCTCCAATCGGTCCTCAGGGTAATATTGGTCCTAAAGGAACAGCAGGTTCATCTCCAATTGGTCCTATCGGCTCAATTGGTCCAAAAGGAACAGCAGGTTCATCTCCAATCGGTCCTATATCTCCCCAAGGTCCTATCGGCTCAATTGGTCCAAAAGGAACAGCAGGTACATCTCCAATCGGTCCTATCGGTCCTAAAGGTTCAATCGGTCCTGGTGGTTCATCTCCAATCGGTCCTATCGGACCACAAGGTCCAGGAGGTAGTTCACCAATCGGTCCTATCGGTCCAATCGGTCCTGTAGGTGCTGTTGGTAACAATGGACAACAAGGTCCTATCGGCCCACAAGGTAATATAGGCCCAGGTGGTTCATCTCCAATCGGTCCACAAGGTCCTATTGGTCCTAGAGGTTCAATCGGTCCTATCGGTCCAAAAGGAAATGCAGCTCCTGCTGGTATAACAACTAACGTAGGTGAAGGACCTGTATTATTCTTTAATAACGGTGTTTTAACCACAGTAAACTAATAATAGTAGGGTAATATTAAGATATGGCTAAAAATGTCCAGATAATTCCCAACTCAGGGAGTTTAGATTTTATTGAAGATGGAGTTGGTAACATCAAACTCACATATGAATCGTCAACTGGGGTATCTATAACTGATACCTCAGGTACGACTCTATTATCTTTAGATCCTACCCGCAGTAGAGTTTCTATTCCAGATGGAGCGTTATTAAATCTCCCAGTTAGAAGCGCTATTCCTAGTGATGCTCTTGCTGGTGATATTTACTATGACACTAATACTAAACAATTAGTTATTGTAGGTAATGGTGGGGGAGCTATTAATTTAACAGGCCCACAAGGTCCTATTGGAGCAATTGGTCCCCGCGGTACAGCTGTAGGAGACCAAGGCCCAGTCGGTGCTATAGGTCCAATTGGTACATTAGGTCCACAAGGTAATATTGGTACAATTGGTCCACGCGGTACAGCTGTAGGAGATCAAGGTCCAAATGGTGCAATTGGAGCAATTGGTCCAATTGGCCTACAAGGTCCTATTGGAGCAATTGGTCCCCGCGGTACAGCTGTAGGAGACCAAGGCCCAGTCGGTGCTATCGGTCCAATTGGTCCATTAGGTCCAACACAACAAGGTCCAATTGGTCCTATTGGTGCTATCGGAGCAATTGGTCCACGAGGCACAGCTACCGGAGATCAAGGTCCTATTGGTGCAATAGGCCCAATCGGCCTAATTGGCAATCCAGGTGTAATAGGAGCAATTGGACCACGTGGTACAGAAGTTGGTGATCAAGGAGCTATTGGTGCTATTGGTCCAATCGGTCCACTAGGCCCAACACAACAAGGTCCATTAGGTCCATTAGGCCCACAAGGTAATATTGGCCCACGTGGTACAGCTACAGGAGACCAAGGTCCTGTTGGTGCAATCGGCCCAATCGGTCCAATTGGTCCAACACAACAAGGTCCTATCGGACCTCAAGGTGTTCAAGGTCCCATTGGTCCTCGCGGTACAGCTGTAGGAGACCAAGGTGCAATTGGAGCTATTGGCCCAATTGGTCCTACTCAACAGGGTCCAATCGGCCCACAAGGAAATATAGGTAACATTGGTCCTCGCGGTACAGCTGTAGGAGACCAAGGCCCTATTGGTGCAATTGGCCCAATTGGTCCTACTCAACAGGGTCCAATTGGAAACATTGGTAACATTGGTAATATTGGACCACGTGGTACAGAAGTTGGAGACCAAGGTGCAATTGGAGCTATTGGCCCAATTGGTCCTACTCAACAGGGCCCAATCGGTCCACAAGGAAATATAGGTAACATTGGTCCTCGCGGTACAGCTGTAGGAGACCAAGGTGCAATTGGAGCTATTGGCCCAATTGGTCCTACTCAACAGGGCCCAATCGGTCCACAAGGAAATATAGGTAATATAGGACCACGTGGTACTACTACTGGTGACCAGGGAGCTATTGGAGCTATTGGTCCAATTGGTCCTACCCAACAAGGTCCCATCGGCCCTCTAGGTCCAGGAGGTGATATTGGTCCACGTGGTACAGTTACAGGTGATCAAGGAGCTATTGGAGCTATTGGTCCAATCGGTCCATTAGGTCCAACACAACAGGGTCCAATCGGACCTCAAGGTGTTCAAGGTCCAATTGGTGCTATCGGTCCTCGTGGTCCTGTAGGTGTCACTCCTGGAATTGGTGCTATCGGTCCTCGTGGTCCAATCGGCCCCTCAGGTGCAATTGGAGCTATTGGTCCAATTGGTGCTCGCGGTCCGGTTGGTGTAACTCCTGGAATTGGAGCTATTGGTCCTCGTGGTCCAATCGGCCCCTCAGGTGCAATTGGAGCTATCGGTAACATCGGCCCAAGAGGTCCTGTAGGTGTAACTCCCGGAATTGGAGCTATTGGTCCACAAGGTGTTCAAGGTAATATTGGTAATATTGGAAATAGAGGCCCAATCGGAAACATTGGTAATATTGGTCCCCGTGGTCCCGTAGGTGTTACTCCAGGTATTGGAGCTATCGGCCCACAAGGAGTTCAAGGTGTTATTGGTGCAATTGGTCCAAGAGGTCCAATTGGTAACATTGGTAACATTGGCCCAAGAGGTCCTGTAGGTGTCACCCCGGGTATTGGAGCTATTGGTCCAATTGGTGCTCGCGGTCCGGTTGGTGTAACTCCTGGAATTGGAGCTATTGGTCCAAGAGGTCCAATTGGTAACATTGGTAATATAGGAAATAGAGGTCCAATTGGTAACATTGGTAATATTGGTCCAAGAGGTCCGGTTGGTGTCACTCCTGGAATTGGAGCTATTGGTCCAATTGGTCCAAGAGGTACAGATGCCGGAATTGGTGCTATTGGTCCCCGTGGTCCTGTAGGTGTCACCCCAGGTATTGGAGCTAGAGGTCCAATTGGTGCTCGTGGTCCATTAGGTGATAACGCTGGTATTGGAGCAAGAGGTCCAATTGGTCCAAGAGGTCCGGTTGGTGTAACTCCTGGAATTGGAGCTATTGGTACTATTGGTCCAAGAGGTCCTCAAGGTGCTAATGCCGGAATTGGTGCTATTGGTCCTCGTGGTCCATTAGGTGATAACGCTGGTATTGGAGCAAGAGGTCCAATTGGTCCAAGAGGTCCGGTTGGTGTAACTCCTGGAATTGGAGCAAGAGGTCCAATTGGTCCAAGAGGTCCGGTTGGTGTAACTCCTGGAATTGGAGCTATTGGTGCTATTGGTCCAAGAGGTCCTCAAGGTGTCACTCCTGGAATTGGTGCTATTGGTCCTCGTGGTCCAGTAGGTGATTCCGCTGGTATTGGAGCAAGAGGTCCAATTGGTCCAAGAGGTCCTGTAGGTGTTACTCCTGGAATCGGAGCTAAAGGCCCCATTGGTCCAAGAGGTCCTCAAGGTGCTAATGCCGGAATTGGTGCTATTGGTCCTCGTGGTCCAGTAGGTGTAACTCCTGGAATTGGAGCTATTGGTGCTATTGGTCCAAGAGGTCCGGTTGGTGTAACTCCTGGAATTGGAGCTATTGGACCTCAAGGTCCTATTGGCTCTATTGGTCCAATCGGTGCACAAGGTGCTATTGGTCCAAGAGGTGCAATTGGTCCAAGAGGTACAGATGCTGGCATTGGAGCTATCGGTCCAATTGGTCCAAGAGGTCCTGTAGGTGTTACTCCTGGAATCGGAGCTAAAGGCCCCATTGGTCCAAGAGGTCCTGTAGGTGTTACTCCTGGAATCGGAGCTAAAGGCCCCATTGGTCCAATCGGTCCTCAAGGTGACAATGCTGGTATTGGTAACATTGGTCCAAGAGGTCCACAAGGTGCTGCAGGTCCAAATGCCGGAATTGGTGCTATCGGTCCTCGTGGTCCAAGAGGTAATAATGCCGGAATCGGAGCAATCGGTCCAATAGGTCCTAAAGGTGCTGGTGGTTTAGCATATAATTCCCCAAATTTGAGTATTTGGGATATTAACGAATCATTTTACGTAGGAGATGGTGTTAAAGTTGCTGAATTACCATACCCTAATATCTACTATTGTATCCAAAATCCCCCCCCTGGAACAATTAGCTATACTAATACAGCATATTGGTTCCGTAGTAGCGGTTTACCAGGACCACAAGGCCCAATTGGTGCTATTGGTCCAATCGGCCCAGCTGCAGGTATTGGAGCAAGAGGTCCAATCGGTCCAATCGGTCCACAAGGTCCAATCGGTCCAAAAGGTGCACCTGGAGGTCAAAACGTAGATATTGGTATATCTGGAGACTATGATTTAAACCTAGGAACTAGACAACCCACTTGGTTATTATCATTCGATTCAGGATATTTAATTGATGCAGTAAGAATGTAAAAAAACGAAAATAGGTTTTAATTTTAATGAAAATAGTTTTATACACGGGATATCAAAATAAACCTTGGAACCCAACATTTATAAATTCAACTGGTTTGGGAGGTACAGAACAATGTGTTCTGTATCTCTCCAAATATTTGGTATCGTATCCCGGAAACGAGGTATGGGTAGTAGGCGATGTAATCGAAGGTGATTACGATAAAGTCAAATACAGAACCACTCAAACATTCAAAAATGAGACTGATTCAGTAGACACTATTATAGCTACATCATATATTCATTATTTAAAGGAATTTGAGGATTTTAATTACAAAAACTCTATATTTTGGGTTCATAACACTGATTATTTTACTTGGTGGAGAGGTACTGAATTAAAAAACCATAGAGAATTATTAAAACATCCTAAATTATCTCATATAGTATGTTTAACCTATTGGCATCAAAATAAATTTATAGAACAATTCCCCGAAGCGTTAGGTAAAACTATTGTTATTGGAAATGGTGTTGAAAAATCCAATTTTATAGATGTTTGGCCTACCCCCAAAATAAAACAAGGAAAACTATTCCCAGGTAACCAAAAACATAATATAAAAAACGATAATCAATACATCTACACCTCCCACGCTGAACGTGGGTTACAACGTTTATTGGAGGAATGGCCTTCTATTGTAAAAAATACTCCTGACGCTACTTTAAAAATAGCTACTCCAGCATATGGGTTAGAATATTATAATCTTTATTTTAAAGAATGGGTAGATAGTTTGGATGGTGTAGAATTTGTTGGTACATTACCCCAACAAGAACTATACCCACTAATGGCAAGTAGTTCATATTGGTATTACCCTAGTGATTATGAAGAAACATTCTGTATCACTGCCCTAGAAATGTTAGGGCATAAGGTTCAACCAATAACGTGGGAATGGGGAGGGTTAAAAGAAACATTACATGGGTTTAATACTCGTAATATTTATGAAAATATAAATTGGAATTTAGTTAAATCCTATATACATTATAATGATTGGAGAATTGTTACAAAAGACAAATGGTTACCATTAATAACAAAGTTAAATATGAAAATTGATTATTTCTACGTTCTAAGCACAAATGAAACGCCTGAATTACAGGAAAAATGCACAAACGTCAATCTCCCAGAACCTAATACCCCATACTGGATTAAACCTGGATTTAATGCTAAATCACCTGAATTCCCCGAAATTTTAGAAAAATTTGGTGTTAAAAAACATCCACGTTGGAAATTTAATACTCCTAATGAATGGTGGTCTCGTGATGTAATGGATGGTGAATTAGGTTGTTCACTCTCTCACGTAGATGCTTGGGTAGATTCATATGCTAAAGACCACGAAGTAGCTATTATTTTTGAGGATGATTTCCACGAAGAAATCCAAGTACCCTGGGACCAGGTTCAACAACTATTAGATATGGGTTATGATCTAATTTATTTAGGTCGTAGTGCTCTCAAAGCAGATTTAGAACAACCTATCGAAGGTGTTTTAGGTTGGGTTGAACCTGATTATTCATACAATGCTCATGCTTATATTTTATCTAAAAAAGGTATTCAAATTTTAGTAGAGGAATATCTTGAACAATTTAAAGGAGCTATGTTTGCTATTGATGAATTTTTACCTATTACCTATGGAATGACTCATCGTCAGGAAATTTTAGGTGAATATAGTGGTAAAACTCGATTAAAAGCAGCCGCTCCCATTGTTAATTATTACGAACAAAAAGCCAGCCCAGGTACTACATTTTATGTTAGACCTGAACCTACTGTATTAAGTGATTTGCCTGAAATTATGCAAATTCAAAATTGGGAAGAATGGTGTGATAAATACATTAATCCTTTTATTCGCAAAGGTCAATCACGTTTGATGGTAGATGAAATTGCTCCTAACGTAATTGAATTCCCATTATTTACTGAAAAATTCTGTAATGAAATTATCGAATTAGCTGAAAATAATACTTGGGTAACTGATCGCCATGAATTTTATCCTACAACTGACCAAACAATGGAAAGTTTAGGTGTACAACATATTTACCAAAGAGTATTAGAGGAATTTGTATATCCAATTTGGATTTGGTATTGGGAACTTACAGGTGATACCTGGAAAACTCTAGGCAGTGAAAATTTTATCGCTAAATATGATACTGTAAATCAGGGTAGTTTAGACTTGCATCACGACGATTCTGTTATTACATTGAACGTAAGATTAAATAATGATTTTAAAGGTGGAGGTACCTATTTACCCAAATATAAAACAACAGTTCAACCACGTAAAATTGGTAACGTTATGTCTCACCCAGGTACTATTACTCACCTCCACGGGGGTAGACCAGTAGAAGAAGGCACACGTTACATATTAGTTTCATTTACCAAAAAATAAATTATGGATTCAACCTATTCATTTCCATTACCATTTGACAAGTATGTCAATCAAACCAACTATTATTGGTTTGGTGAAGGTTTCACACCTGAAGAATTAGAATTAATTGAACAACAAGTACTTGATGTTCCTTTCCAACCTGGTATTACAGAGGCTGGTGGTCAAGATCAAGGCGAGGGTTTAGAAGCGCGTAATTCACAAATTAAATGGATGCCGTTTTCTCCCGAAACTAAATGGATTTATGACAAATTAGGAGAAATGGCTATGACAGCTAACTCTGAAATGTTTCAATTTGATATCCACAACATGCCCGAAAATATTCAATACACAGAATATTATGGATCAAACAAAGGTCACTATGATTGGCACATGGATATTGGAGCAGATGGTTTTATGAAATTCCGTAAAATCTCTATTACAGTCCAACTCTCAAGCCCCGATGAATACGAAGGTGGTGATTTACAAATTTGGACAGGTGGTCAATACCCATATACAGCACCACGAGGTAAAGGTAATGTAGTAATTTTCCCATCATTTATGATGCATAGAGTCACCCCAGTTACTAAAGGTACTCGTAAATCATTTGTATTATGGTTAGGAGGAGGTCACTATAGATAATGAAAATAGCAGTTTGTATTAGTGGTCAACCTCGTAATTACAAACAAGGGTTTGCCGAATTAAAAAAATGGTTTCTTTCTAAGTATGATTGTGATATTTACATTCATACTTGGAAAGATGACTCTGCTATGGAAGCAGGTCATAAATTCGCTCAGGCTAGAACATATGAATTTGAAGACGATGACTATTCTAAAATATTAGATCTATTTAAACCTAAGGATTATTTTTTTCAAAAACCTATTCCATTTGATACAACTAATATTAAAGGAACGCCCTTAAATTATAAATTAAATAGTTTATTAAGTGCTTCTTATTCAATCCATGCTTGTTATAATTTAGTTAGAAACTCTGGAATTGAATATGATTTAATTATTAGAACTAGATTTGATCTAGAATTTACTGATTATATTTCACCCGAATGTCTATTTCTAAAAGATTTATCTTTATTAGACCCTAATAAACTTAATGTATTTGAATATCCATTAACACCTGAAGGCCACACAACAAGACACTCCGAGGTTGATGATTTATTTGCCGTTAGTTCGCCTGAAATTGCGGGTATTTATGCTGATTATTTCACGTATGCGATATCCTATATTTACATGAATGATGCGTATAAAGCGTGGTTAGATACAGTCATATCTGAAAACCCTGACCCAATCCACCCAGAAACAGTATTAAAATACCACTTAGTTTCTAATGAAGTAGAAATAAATTACGTAAAAAGTCTAACAGAATATTTTACAGCTAACATATTACGATGAAAATAGCAATATTAGTTAGTGGTCAACCACGTAGGTATAGAAATGGATTTAAAGACCTAAAAAAATGGTTTTTAGATAGATATGATGTCGATGTGTATTTACACGCTTGGGAAGATAAAGTATTCCACAAATATGATTTCTTTAATGAAGGTAAATTACAGAAGGTTTATAATGTAGAGAATAATTTATATCAGAATTTAGTTGATTGGTATCAACCTAAAGATTATTTATTTGAACCTGCTATTAAATTTGATGCTGCTGATTTAAAAGGTCCAAACAATCAACGCCTTAATTCCCAAATGAGTATGTGGTTATCATTAAAACGCTCTTGGGATTTAATGGAGGCAACAGGTATTAAGTATGATTTAGTTATTAAAACTCGATACGATTTATTATTTACCCACCGAGTAGCTAATAATTGCCCCTTATTAGAAGACGTTACTAAATATGACCCAAACTACATTCATTATTTTGAATACCCACCACATTGGAAAATGGCCGATCAGCTAAATGATACATTCGCAGTTGGTGGATATGATTTAATGAAAATTTACTGTAACGTGTTTACCCACATGCTCCGTATTATATTTGTGGACCCTGAATACTATCAGTTTTATACTGATATGTTTATAAACGAAACATTAATAGCCCAACATCTAAGAAATAATCAAGTACCCCTCAAACCCATTTGGCACGGATTTAATGGAACCCGTGGTATAGATGGTGGTTGTGAAATAATGAGATAATATGAAAAAACCCAAAATTTATGCTCACGGTTCTTATGTAGGAACCACTGGTTATGCTAATCACACTAGAGATTTTTTCCGTCACCTATCTAAACATACTGATGTTAAGGTTAGGAATTTTACTATTGGTAAAGAATGGAATTGGCCTAGTGATGAACCACACGAAGGTAACCCCTATATCTTAGATATTGATAAAAAGTTGCTCCACGAGCAAACCCTCTGGAATTCTGATAGAACAAGAACTGACCATAGAATCTACCAGAATCATGGTGAGGATTTTAAACACGATGTTAACATTGTTTTAGAAGAAACCAACCACCATTTCTTTTATGATGGGTATATTGGTCCTAAAATTGGGTATAATGTTTGGGAGTCAACTGAACAACCTACTGAATTTTTTAACCAATTACTAGAATACGATCAAATTTGGGTTCCTAGTAAGTGGCAACGTGAGTGTACTATTAAACAGGGCGCAGATCCTGATCAAGTAAAAGTAGTACCCGAAGGTGTAGATGTAAATACGTTTTATCCTGAAGATCCCCAAACAGTACTAGATTATGTAGACGGACGTTTTAAATTTGTTTTATTTGGACGTTGGGATTATAGAAAATCTACTAAGGAAATTATTGAAACCTTCCTTAAAGAATTTAAATCTAATGAACCAGTTGATTTAATTGTTTCAATTGATAATCCATGGGGTAAAGATTTAGATGGCTTTACTACTACAGAAGATAGATTAAAAAACTATGGTTTAATTGATTCACGTATCAAAATTAAAAACTTCCCTTCTAGAGAAGATTATATTACATACATGAAAAATGGTCATGTGTTTCTATCTTGTGCTAGAGCCGAGGGATGGAATTTACCATTAATTGAAGCTATGGCTTGTGGCACCCCATCTATCTATTCAGCATGCTGTGCTCAAATGGAATTTGCTGAGGGTAAAGGTTTACCTGTAAAAGTATTAGGTGAAAAACCAACCAACGGTAACAACTACTTTAATTTTGGTATTAACCTTAAAGACAATCATATTCCTGGTAATTACTATGAGCCTGATTTTGAGGATTTAGCTCGTGTAATGCGCGATGCATACGAAAATTATACCGACCATAAAAAACGTGCTATTGAAGAAGCTAAATTGATCCATCGTGATTTTAATTGGGATAGAGTAGCTGAAATTGGTATGGAAACTGTCCAAAACTTTATGGAAACCTATAAACCTACTTCTAAACCAAATCGTATTGAGATTTCATACCTAGAGGGACCTAAAGTTTTTATTAAAGGTGACAATGTAGAAACATATTTTATTGAATTTATTGATGCTAAAACAGATAAAGTAATCTATAGCACAACTATCAGTAATAATATGTGGACTACTTGTTCCAGAAAATACTATACAGACTGGATTATTAAAGTAAATGGTGAAGTTGTAGATAAACTTAATTTAGAGGGACAACGAGTATTGATTACTTTAGAATCTAAATCATTAGGTGATACTGTAGCGTGGACTCCATACGCTGTAGAGTTTGCTAAAAAACATAATTGTAAAGTAATTATGTCTACATTCCATAATGATTGGTTTAAAGGTTTAGAAGCCTATAAAGATATTGAATTTATGGAACCTGGGCAATCAACCTCGTGCGCAGCAGTATACCGTGTAGGTTGGTTTAAGGGTGATGATAATAAATGGAGCTGTTTTGATAAATACCCCAACCAAGTAAACGTAATCCCATTACAACAAACTGCTACTGATATCCTAGGTTTGGAATTTAAAGAAGTAAACCACGGTTTAAATTTTTCTAAAGGAAATCGTTTGATTAAAGGTAAATATGTTGTTATCGGTCCTAATGCTACCGCTGGTTGTAAAGAATGGAATATCAATTATTGGAAAACTTTAGTAAAATTACTTAACCAATCTGGCTATCAGGTAGTTAGTTTAACTAAAAACGAGTTGTTTATCCAAGGAACCATAAATTCATGGAATCAACCCTTCTCAACAGTAGCGAATTACTTATTACACGCTGATTTATTTATTGGTTTAGGCTCTGGTTTATCTTGGTTTAACTGGGGACTAGGTAAACACACAGTAATGATTAATGGGTTTGCTGATAAAAACCACGAATTTACTTCTAAAGTAACTCGTATTATGAACGAGGGAGCTTGTATTCCTTGTTGGACTAATCCTAACTTTATGTTTGATGCTGGTGATTGGGATTGGTGCCCAATTTGGAAGGGTACAGATAAACAACACATCTGTCAAAAGTCTATTACCCCGGGGCAAGTATTTCAAAAAATTAAACCCATCTTAAATAGTAAAAAATAATATAATATTTATCATCATGGAACAAGTGTTTTTGGCAAAAGAAGAGCTTGAAAGGTTAAAAAGTATTCAAGAAAACGAAACTAGTTTAATAACTCAATTCGGTCAATTAGAATATCAAATTCAATCTCTTAATCTACAAAAAGAAAAATTAAAAACTAATATTACTGTACTCCAAACCGAAAGTAGTGAATTTGGAAAAACACTACAAGACAAATATGGTGAAGGTACAATTGATATAACATCTGGAGAGTTTATTAAAAACAATTAATTTTTAATTCTCTCTTGAATATTTATAATAAAATAATAATTCCAACACAATGGCAGAAACATTAGTATCACCTGGTGTATTAACAAGAGAGAATGACCAGTCATTTATCACGCAGCAACCTGTACAAGTAGGTGCTGCTCTTGTAGGTCCTACAGTAAAAGGTCCTGTAGAAGTACCAACACTCGTTACATCATACAGCGATTATCAAAATAGATTTGGTACCACATTCGAAAGTGGTAGCTTAGTCTATTCTTACTTTACTTCTATCGCAGCTTACAACTACTTCGCTAACGGTGGAAACACAATGTTAGTAACTCGAGTAGTTTCAGGCTCAGCCGCTACAGATTGGAGTTACTCAAACGCCCAAATCCCAGCAATTGACGCTAGTACGGCTGTTACTTTTGAAGCTATTGATAAAGGTGCGGTTTGGAATAATAATGGTACTATCTTAACAGGTGGTGCTTTAGAAAATGGTAATATTGATAACGTTAGATGGCAAGTTGTTTCTAATAACACAGCATCTGGTGTATTTTCATTAGTAGTTAGAAGAGGCGATGACACAACAAACAACCCAGTTATCTTAGAATCTTGGAATAACTTATCATTAGACCCAACACAACCAAACTTTGTTTCTAGAGTAATTGGTGATACTACATACAACTACAACTCAACTGAAAATTACCTAGAAGTATCAGGTTCATACCCTAACTCTTCAAGATATATTAAAGTAAAAACAGTTAATAACTTAACTCCTAATTACTTAGATAATGCAGGTAATGCTAAAGCCGCTTATGTGGATCTTATCCCAGCAGTAGGTTCAGGATCAGCCGGTGGTGCCTTCTCAGGTGGTACTGGTACTAATATTTCAACTTACACAGCTGGTGGTAATTACTATGAATTAGCAGGTACAGGTGCTGGCGCTGTAACACAAGGTGTTGTAGGTAGTGATTATACAGATATGTTAAACTTATTAGCTAACCAAGATGACTACGCATTTAATGTGTTATTAACTCCTGGTTTATTTAATAGTGTTCATGCTTCACAAACCACTACAGCAATTAATAACACTCAAGGTAGAGGTGATAGCATTTACGTACTTGATCCTATTACTTACGCTGCAACTATTGTTAATACAACAACTCAAGCAGCTTCAAGAAATACTTCATACGCCGCTATGTACTGGCCTTGGTTACAAACAATTGACCCTGATTCAGGTCAAAACGTTTGGGTACCAGCGTCAACAATGATCGGGGGAGTTTACGCATATAACGACAGTGTAAGCGAGCCATGGTTTGCTCCAGCGGGTATCAACAGAGGAGGTTTAGACAACGTAATTCGCCCTGAAAGAAAGTTAACACAATCTAACAGAGATACCTTATACGAAAATAACGTTAACCCAATCGCTTCATTCCCTGGAACCGGTACTGTAGTTTATGGTCAAAAGACATTACAGAGACAAGCTTCGGCGCTTGATAGAGTAAATGTTAGAAGATTATTAATTGCTCTTAAAGGATATATTGGTCAAGTTTCTCAAAACTTGGTATTTGAACAAAATACAGCCGCCACAAGAAATAACTTCTTAGCAGCAGTAAACCCTTATTTAGAGTCTGTACAACAAAGACAAGGTTTATATGCGTTTAAAGTTGTAATGGATGATTCAAATAACACACCTGACGTAATCGACAGAAATCAGATGGTAGGTGCTATTTATCTCCAACCAACTAAAACAGCAGAATTCATTATCCTAGACTTTAATGTATTACCAACAGGAGCTACTTTCCCAGGGTAAGAAGTTTAAATAACGAATATTTATAATAGAATAAAATAAATAACAATGGCAGTATTAGATCCCAACGAAATTTTCTTTACAGCGTTTGAACCAAAACAAGCAAACAGGTTCATCATGTATATGGACGGATTCCCAGCTTATATCGTAAAAGGTGTAGGTGCCGTAACCTTAACTCAAGGCACAGTACCTCTTAACCACATCAACGTTCAACGTTTTGTGAAAGGAAAAACAACTTGGAATACAGTTCAGTTCACATTATTTGATCCTATTACTCCTTCTGGTGCCCAAGCCGTTATGGAATGGGTACGTTTACACCACGAATCAGTAACTGGTCGTGATGGTTATAGTGATTTCTATAAGAAAGACTTAACATTCAACGTATTAGGCCCTGTTGGTGACGTAGTATCAGAATGGATCATTAAAGGTGCTTTAATCACTGATGCTAACTTTGGTGAATATGGTTGGGATACAGAAAACACTGCTATAAACCTTACAATGACAGTTCAACCAGATTACTGTATCTTGAACTTCTAATAAGAAAGTAAATATTTTTGTAAAGAGAGCTTGGATTCGTTCAAGCTCTTTTTTATATTCATATTTATACTCGAACAAAGTTATTATTAAATACGTTTATGGAATTTAAATTACCAACAGAAACTATTGAACTACCTTCAAAAGGTTTAGTTTATCCTGATTCAAATCCCTTATCTTCTGGAAAGATAGAAATGAAATATATGACAGCTAAAGAGGAAGACATTCTTACTAATGCTAATTATATTACAGATGGAACCGTATTAGATCGGTTAATGAAATCCTTAATTGTTTCCGATATAAATTATGATGATCTTATTATTGGAGATAAAAATGCTGTTTTTGTAGCAGCTCGTATTTTAGGATATGGTAAAGATTATAAATTTAGTTATGCTGGGGTAGAACAAGAAATAGACTTAACTACTTTAGAAAATAAACAAATTGACGAGTCAATCTTTAATAAAGGTTTAAATGAATTCCCTTACACCTTACCTAACTCAGGTAATGAGGTTACTGTTAAATTATTAACCCATAAAGATGAATTACTTATTACAAATGAGTTAAATAGTCTTAAAAAGATTAATAAGGAAGGAACAGCGGAATTAACTACCCGATTAAGATATATGATTACTTCTGTTAATGGAGATAGAGAAAAGAAAACTATTAACGAATTTGTCAATGGGTATCTATTGGCTCAAGACTCCAGGGCACTAAGAGAATATATTACAAACCTTCAACCAGACGTAGATCTGTCTTTTTTTCCCATCGGATCAAAAGTTAAAAGGACTCTCCCACTTGGGATTAGCTTTTTTTGGCCTGACTCCGACCTCGGCTAAATCATTACGTAATACTGTATTTTCCCAAATCCATGAGATAGTATTTCATGGAAAGGGAGGATACTCTTGGGGAGAAATATATAATATGCCAATTTGGCTCCGTAATTTTACTTTTAAAAAAATTAAAAGTTACTACGATGAACAGGCTGAACAATCTAAAAAAGCCTCATCTAAAGACTCAGTCATTAACCCAGACGGAACCATTAAACAAGCTTATATTAATAAAAAAGATCAAGCTAAAACTAGTTATAAATAAGTTAATTTTTCAATATTTATAACAAAACCAAAGCATGGCATTAAACGATAGAGAATCTATAGAAGAACGTAACGAGGGGCTTAGGGAAGGTAATAGATATTACCAAGCCCAAACCGAAGCCCTTGCTCGTTCATTAGATTTATCCAATTCATTATTAGATACTCTTAAAGAAGAATTGGGTATCCGAACTCGTCGTAATACAGAAGACCAAAACTTACTAGAACTCAATAAAAAGATTAACAAAGAAATAGTTAATCAAAGAGTAGGCCTCAATACAGTTAATGATATTGAGAAGCAAATAGCTAAAAATAAAAAACTTATTACTGCGGCTGATACTTTAACAGTTAGCTTAACCAACCAAATTTTAACTTCAGGCAAACAAAATGCCCGCGTTGTAGTTGAAACCGCCAATGAATTAGCCAAAAACTTAGCTAAACAAAAAGAAAATCAAGTATTAATTGATGAAATTAATAAGGAGATAGCTAATGGTAATGCTCTAAGAGCTGATCAATTAACAGCTCTTGAGAATAGTAATAGTGAGTTAGATAGTGAAATAGACACGGCTTATTCTTTATTAGATACTGATGGTAAAAGATTAGCAATTACTCAAGCTCAATCTATAGCATTAGAAGCAAATAACGCAAGACGAGGAAAAGAAAAAGAATTAGTAGAAGAACTAAATGATTCATTAGGAGTTACTGGTAAAATCCTTAATCTTTTTGGATCAATCCCAGGACTAGGTAAAGATGCCCAAGATGCCTATGCTGCTGTTGTAGCTGAGCAAAAAGCCTTAGTTGAGGATGGGCAGGAAATAATGAACCAAGAAGAAGCAATTATATTTGGTGCTAAAAAACTTGGGGAAGGAATTGGAAAAACATTAAGTGACCCCTTAACTCTAGGTCTTTTCTTATTTAGACAAATTGGTAAAGCTATTGGTGAAGTAGATTCACGTGTAACGGGTATACAAAAACAATTAGGTTTAAGTCGTTACGAATCAGCAGGAATTTCAGCTGATTTCCATATGATAGCTAATAGTAGTGCTGATGCTTTTCTTACTACTAAAAAATTAGCAGAAAGTTTTTCAGAATTCTCAGGACAACTAGGATTTGCTGTAGATTATAGTGGCCAAACCTTAGAAACCTTTACTACATTAAACAAAAGATTAGGTCTTTCTGTTGAACAAGCTACATCACTAACCTCATTACTTAAATTAGGAGGTAATAACACTGAAGATCAACTAGGAAGTTTAGTAAAACAAATCGGTGCTTTTAATACTATTAATGGTAAAGCTTTCGATACTAAACAAACATTAAGTGAAGTAGCTTCAGCATCAGCATCAATTCAAGTTTCATTAGGAGGTAGTGTTAAGGAATTAACAGCTGCTACATTAGAGGCTAAAAAATTCGGAAGTAATCTTGCCCAAGTAGATAAGATGGCTGAATCCTTACTCAATTTTGAAAGTTCAATTGAGAATGAATTAAAAGCTGAATTATTAATTGGTAGAGAAATCAATTTAGAAAAAGCTAGATTATTAGCTATCAATAACGATCTAGAAGGTGTAGCTCAAGAACTTGCTAACCAAAATGTATCGTTCTTTGAATATTCTAATATGAATAGATTACAGCAACAAGCAATTGCTGAAGCTATGGGATTAGGTAGAGAAGAAATGTCCGAACTTCTTCTTAATCAACAAAGACAATTAATGACCAATGAAGAAATAGCTTCTCAATTAGAAGGTCAAGAATTATCTAATTTTAAACAACTTACATTCCAAGAATCTTTAAATACGGCTATAGAAAAGATGCAAGATATCTTTACAACTATTGCTGAAGGTCCTTTAGGTATGATTGCTGGTTTCTTTGCGGATATCTTATCTAATAGTTACGCTGTAAATGCTATTTTAGGAGCTATAACAGTTACTTTAGGTAGACAAGCAATTATAAGCGGTATAACCTTAACTAAAGCTATAGGAACAGCTGTAGCCTCTATTTGGTCTGGATCCGCTGGATTAGGTCCCGTAGGTTGGGCTTTAGCTGGAGGTGCTACAGCAGCATTACTCACAGCAGTAGCATCAGCCCAATCATCAACTGCAGACGACTTAGAAATGTTCCCTAGTGGTTATGGTGATACCGTAATTAAGAAAAAAGGAATAGGAACCATTGCTTTAAACAATAATGACTCAGTAGTAGCTGGAACTAATCTTGGTGGAGGTGGTGGTAATGATAAAATGATTTCTTTATTAGAAAGAATAGCCAATAAAAACTCAGATGTCTATATGGATTCCTCAAAAGTAGGATATGCTGAAGCGTTTAGTTATAGTAAACTTTAATTTTTAATATTTATAATAAAACAATTATTATGGGACTTTTAGATAAATTAACACAACAAGGATCGAATTTAACAGCTTTTAATGGAGCTACTCCAACTATCAATCCATTAGCTACTCAACAATCAGAAATGCATTACGAATATTCGTTAAATGGTAAAAATGCTGGTTTGGTAAATTCACAATACCAACAATATTTAGATGGGGTAGCTAACATTTTACCATCTCCATCTACTTTAGATTTACAAGGTTTAACTCCTTCAAAATACACTGACAACTTACCAGGATAATAAATGCCTTTAATTAACCTACAGACCAATCTTAAATCTTTAAAATTTGGGAGAGATGTTCCTGGTGGAGGTACTAGCCTTTACACCCAGAATGTTTTACAACCTATTTCTCCTAAATATAAAGATTCCTTAGGTTTGCCTATTGAACAATTAGGGCAAACTGGAGGTCCTGACTTTATTTTAAGAGGAGGTAAATATGCGGCTTTAGGTTCAGCTAAAGATGTCTCTAGATTAACTCGTTTATTTACGGGAACCGGAGTCGGTTTAGCTTTTACAGGTAAACAAGAAGTTTTAGCAGCAACTGGGCAAGATTATAGCGCAGGTGGACCACCTCTAACATTTAGAGGTATGCGTAGAGCAGGGTATAATAGTGAAGGAGTTTACTTACCTACTTCTACTTTAGCTCAAGCCGGAGTCAATGCTTTTGGTTTACACGGAAATAAACAAGGTATAAATCCATTTCCACAAGATATTAATATATTGGGATTTGATTTAAATACCGGCGGTAGACCCACATATTCTCGTTATATAGCTACAGCTGCTGAAACGTATAATAACAAATTAGTATACCTCTCAGAGACCACCCCATCCAATATTACAGGCACAATGTTCTCCTATCCAGGAGGGCCTAACGCTGAAAAAGGCTTATCAGGTAGAACTAGTATTAAATTTGCTACCTCATTAGTCCCAGGAGGTGCTCGCACTGGTTTGGCAAATCCGTTAGTTATTACTAATCCTAGTAGATTCTATGGCACTGAGAAACAAAATTTCGAACCAGGTAATTATTTAAAATCTATTTCGGTTCCATATTTTAATTTTACTAATGTTGGTGGGGTTATAGGTTCAATACCAACCCCTAATCCTTTATTTAAATCAAATACAGCTTCGAATAAGTACTCAACTCAAACTCTACAAGCTGTTAATTTAGGAACATTTAGTCCTGATGGTAAACCTCTATATACTAATAATGTGTATATTGATGGAGATGTTTCTAAAACTGATAAAGAAGTAGCATTTTCTCCTACTTATGGAAATGCTACTTTTAACCAAAAACAATTAATTGACCAAATCTCATTTAGAACATCAGGTCAAATCCAAGATTTCCGTAAAAAAATTACTCCTGAATCTGTAGGTAATGCCTCTTACCAGGCAGCTCGTAAAGATGGTTCTTTAACAGACGCTCCTAATTATTCAGGTGGTGATGCTAAAAACTATGAAAAAAGAGTTAATCTTAATTCTCCTGGCAATTCAGCATTAGATAGATCTAATTATACAACTGGAGCTACTATTGATGGTCAAATACAAGTAGTTGATGAAATCAACGCTATGTATATGTACGAAAGAGATGTAGTAACCCCTAGCAAAAAGAAAAATGATTTTGTTAAATTTAGATTCGCAGTTATAAACCCTGACGAACCTAGTAAAAAAACATTTGTTCACTTTAGAGCTTTATTTAATGGGTCTATCTCTGATAATATGGCGGCTAGCTGGGATTCTTTTAAATATTTAGGTAGAGGTGAAGATTTTTTCCAATACAACGGATTTAGTAGAGATGTATCTTTTGGATTTAAAGTAGTAGCTCAATCTAAACCTGAGCTTTCTATAATGTACCAAAAATTGAACTATCTTCAATCTACATTAGCTCCTAATTTTAGTGAAAGTGGGTTTATGAGAGGTAACATCCACCAATTAACAATTGGAGGTTACTTTTATGAACAACCTGGTGTAATTACCTCATTGAATTATACCCTCCCAGAAGATTCAACTTGGGAAATCGGTATCCCATCTGTTAGTACAGACGGAACAGCAGTTGGTGGAATTTCTTATAGAGACCCTTCTGTTAAAGAACTTACCCACATAATGGAAGTTCAGGTTGGATTCAAGCCTATTCATACGTTCCTTCCCCAAACAGTTGGTTCAGCATATGATCGAGGTTTAAACCCAGACGGTATAAATGGTAAAAACAATATCCGTCAAAGATTTATGGGATTAACAAATGATGGTGATGAAGGAACTAATAATGATCTATATTCAAAAGGAGTTCCTTACGCAACTAACATAAATGAATAATGGGAAGGTATACTAAAGCATTAATATTAAAAGACCTAAAAGGTACTCGTTACTATAGAGATAACAGGTACCCTGAGATTCCGAGGTCTAATAACGATTTGTATGTTATTACAACTAAGGAAGATAGATATGATTTATTAGCTAACCAGTATTTTAATAACCCTAGTTTTTGGTGGATCATTTCTGCTGCGAACCCCCAATATATTGGTTCTATGTATCCTCCTCCTGGAGTTCAAATTAGAATCCCAGCAAATATATCTTTCATACAAAATGCTTTAAATAGTGAAATTTAATAAGTTATGGCCAAAATCGATTATGGACAGACCAATTTAGTAGGCGCCCCATTTAAAGATTATGTAAATGATCAAATTGGGATTCGTCAGTCTAAACTAGGACAAACTAATAAAAGCAACCAAGAAATTGTTTGGGAAAATGGAAAAACAGCTTACATAGCTCTTGCTTCTTCCGTTAATATAGAAAACACACTTATCCCCCAGGAAACTATTGTAGATAGCCCTGTCTCATCTATTATAGGAACTTCCTTTGCTCCACCTGATTTACCACCAGGATCTACGAGTTCATCTCCTTTAACAACGTCAACAATAACTACATATAAGTCGTTAGATGATGGGGAAAAACGAATTCAAGCCCTTGAACTACCTGGGGATCCTAGCGGTTGGTTAGGTAATTCTATAGCAGGTAAATACGTCTTATTTGGGGGAACTTCCAAAGCTAATTATGATATCGGTATTGATTTAGCAACTGATGATTTAACTAAAGCTACTGCGGGAGAATATCGTTATGGTATAACAGAAAATACTAATGACTTTACCCCGGCTGCTTACGGATTAGGAGGAACACAAATGGGTATTAACGCTATGCCTGGTATTACAGCATTTAGTGTTAAATCCCGAAATATGGGTTCATTAAGAGAAGTTACTGTAAATATTAGAGCTAATAATAGAGAACAATTTAAAATCATCGATAACCTTTATTGTAGAATTGGTTATACTATGTTTTTAGAATGGGGGAATAGTGTTTATTTTAATAATGATGGAGTTTATGTTAGCACAAATGATTACATTGCTCCTAGTTTAATTCCAACTTTCCTTACTAAAAAATATGGGTTAAATGACGTAACTTGTCCTTCTAAATTTTTAAAATACATAGAACAAAACCGTGAAAAATCAAACGGAAACTATGATGCTTTTTTTGGTAGAGTTAAAAACTTTAGTTGGGAATTTAACAAAGCAGGCTACTATGAAATTACTTTATCTTTAATTAGTTGGGGTGATGTTATTGAAAGTTTAGGAGTTGATGGGCAATATGGTGCCCAACCTGTATCATACGAAGAAGGTGGTTCTAATGTCCAACCAACTAACAACTCAGCTCTTACTACATTTCTTTCAATTGCTGCCCAACCAATTGAAGAAAAAAAAACTCAATATATTCAATCCACTAAAGACGGGTTAAGTGATCAAGAAATAACCCAATCCAAAATTACAGTTTTTAAAACTACTCTAGTTGCTAAAACTAATTCTCAAGATACTTTTACTACAGGAGTAGTTACTTCAAATCCTGTTAACGTCCAATCAACCTTAGCATCTGATACAGCCCCAGTAGTAAACTATACAAGATTAGAAACTTCAGTTAATAAAATTATTAGTGCTACTGCCCAATTTGGAAATAATAAATATTTTTATATTCGCTTTGGGGATATTTTAGATTTTATTAAAGATAGACTTTTAATTTACCATCCAGAGTGTAATAACGAACCTATAGTAGACATAGATACTAAAGATGAAAACTATTGCTACTACTCAGGAGTAAATATCTCAGCTGATCCTTCTAAAGTAATGGTTAGAGCTAGTTTACCTTTTGATGTTCCTACTTTACAAATTTTAGCTTCACAAGATACTAATTTTACTGATGAGAATACAGATGGTAGAGACGATTCAATTGAAGCTGATTGGGTGAATGAAGTTAGGTATGCTTCTGTTTTTAATTTAACTAATGCTCAAATCGAAAGATTTATAGGTACTCTTTCATTCCCTGACGAATCAACCTCAGACCCTAATGATAGTTTAAATGTTGAAGTAGGTAAGATTATGAATATCTACTTTGAATACCAATTTTTGTTAGATACTATTACTCAATTAAGAGATCAAAAATCTAAAAAACTTCCCTTATTTGATTTTGTTAATAAATTATGTGAAACCGCTAACAGTTGTTTAGGGGGAGTCAATCAGTTAACCCTTAGATTAAAGGATGATAATATTTTACAAATTTACGATCAAGTCCCACTTTACGGTCTCCCAGAATCCCCAACAGCTAACGTAATTAATTTATATGGTTTAAAAGGTACTGATGGTAGTTTTGTAACTGATTTTAATATCAAAACTGAATTAACTAATGAATTTTCAACTACAGTTGCTATTGGAGCTCAAGCCCAAGGTCAAGTAGTAGGTGAAGACTCAACAGGATTATCTAAATGGAATTATGGTTTAGTAGACAGATACTACCCAGCAAAAATTGACTCTTTAAAAAAGAATAATACCCAAGATGTTCCTACTACAGAAGAACGAATTAATAGAATTTTAGGTCAACTTAAATTTTTATGGTTAGGCTATGCTGAAGGAACTGTTTTTAATAATGTAATTAATACTCAAATAGTAGCAGGAGTAGAAAATGCTAATACAGCTACTGTTAGAGATAATGTATATTATTTTAAAAATTTCCAAACTAAACGATATGAGGAGTTTGTAAAACTCCAACAAGATTATCTCCAAGAACTCATTAAATACAAAATGGAGTTAGATAATGCTAATAGAGATACTAAATATGGAACAAACCAAATTGGTATGCTTCCCATTAATATTTCTGTTACTATGGATGGTTTATCGGGAATTAGAATTTATGATAGATTAGCTATTGATACTAGATTTATCCCTAGTTACTACCCACAAACCTTAACGTGGATTATTAAAGGAGTTTCTCACGAAATTCAAAATAATAAATGGTTTACTAAATTAGAAACTATAGCGGTTCCTAAGCTACCTAATGAATTTAATTTAAAACAGACTTCATCATCTAATCTCTTAGAAATCGCCAATATAGAAAGCGCCCCAGCCTCTACACAAAGTGCTACCGGAGGAAACGGAGCATCTTCCTACTCAAACTCCCCATTAGCTAAAAAATTAGCTTCTTTAGGTAGAAGTAATGGTAATCTCCAATTTAATGATGTATCATTTATGGGTATTAGCAATGGAACAGTTGGTGTTAATCAATCAGGAGGTAATGTTAGTTCAACAACTAAACTATCAACCAGTTCTAATCTAAAATATAATAACTGGAATGTTCAAGAACCTTCTACTAAATGGGATAAATCTTGGTGGTTAGCTAAACCAGCTTTAATAAAGTTACAAGATTTAACTAGAATGGCTGCTAAAGATGGAGTTACACTTACTATAACTTCAACTTATAGAAGCTACACATACCAAGCCCAAACATCCAAACTCCCAGGAGGAGCTTCTCAAGGTAATAGCCCACACGGATGGGGTGGAGCTATAGATATTTCCGAATTATACCAAGCAGTAGGAGGAAGCACTTCCCCAGCAGTAAATGCTCAAGTTAGAGCTAACAACGCTACCTATTTATGGATGGCCGAACACGCTCCTTCAGTAGGTTGGGTTAACCCTAGACGTTTAGCAGATGGAGCAGGTACAGATGAATGTTGGCATTGGGAATGGTGGGGAACCGCTAATTTAGATTTACTTAAATAATGTATTTACCTAAGAATCAATATCAAACTGGATTTTTTAGTAATGGAGAGTTAACTAACTCATCCACTAACTTGTCATATACAGGCCCATACTTTAAAACATCTAGCGGCCAACTTTATTCAGGTAAAGAACCTAATGATGGTCCTAACATTCTTCTTATTTACATCCCTTCCTCTAATACATCATACCCAGAGGAAACATTTCAAGAAGACCCTAGATTTTACCAAGAAAATATAGCATATAGTATTTTAACAAGAGCTAATCCTAATATCCTTCCCTTTTCACCTACTTCTTACTATCCAACCCCAACTCAAACAGAAATTAATAATGGGGAATTTGTAAGATACTTTTTAAGGAAATCAAATGAAAACTTGTATATAGAAGTTAATAGTGGTACCTTAAGTGCCTCTTCTAATAGCTCCCTATATATTAGTTTCCAATTACCTTGGGTTATTAGTGGTGATAAAGAGTTTGTTAGAAAAGCAAATGCTAAACAAATAGCATTTACTGAAAAAAAACAAAATATAGTAGGATTAGGAGTGTTTCTTAATTTTGATTATCTCCAATTCTATCAAGGTTGATTTAGTTAAATGGTTTTCGTATATTCAATAAATGTTTTGGTTAATAGAAAATAGTAAACAATTCGAGGTTTTAAAAAATAGTGGTTTTAAAGAAGTATTTGTAGAGATTATCCCAAATAATCCCTTTCAACATCCAACCCAAAATTCTATTTGTGCCTTCTACGTGCGTCCAATAATTGGCAGCAAGGGCTATATTCTACCTTTTACTCATAGCGAATGTGGTAAACTATATGAAGATGAGGTTTACTTATGGTTAAAAGGGTTAGATAAAATTTATGTTAGAGATAAGAAAGAGTTCCTACACTACACGATTTTAAAACAGCTTGTAGATATAACATTACATCTTCCTCCGTATATACCTCCCCAAACAACCGCACATACTATTTTGTATCAACGTTTTCCGGGATTAACTACTGTTAACCAACTCGTGCCAATTACCAAGCATTATGAGGTTTGCGAGCAGGTATATGATGATTTAGAGCACCGCGTTAATTCCGTGGTAAACCCGTTCTATAATGACAAAGCTACATTGGTGTTTAACGCCATCGAACGAAATGGTATAAAAATTGACAAAAATGAATTTGAGACACACTTTTACGAAATTGAAAACGAAGTTGTTTACACCCAATACAATTTCAAAACACTTACAACCAGACCATCAAACAAGTTTAACGGGGTTAATTACGCCGCACTCAACAAAGAAAATGGATGTAGGAAAAGCTTTATCCCACATAACGACTCTTTTTTGGAGTATGATATTAGCGCCTATCACCCTACTCTTGCTGCTCGGCTTGTTGATTTCGATTTTGATAACGGTGATATACATGAAAATTTTTCACGCATGTATGGTGTGGACTACCAAACCGCAAAGGAATTAACGTTTAAACAACTATACGGAGGAGTATTCGAAAATTATAAAGAGCTTCCATTTTTTAAACAAACAAGTGTATATATTGAGGATAACTGGGAAACTTTCAACAGCACCGGTGAACTAATGTGCCCTATCTCTAACCATATCTTTTATAAGGATAAATTGGAGAATATGAATCCACAAAAGCTGTTTAACTATGTTTTACAAAACATGGAAACGAGCTTGAATATCGAAATTCTTTATCGTATATTTAAGTTATTGAAAGGAAAGAAAACTAAGTTAGTTTTGTATACTTACGATTCGTTTTTGTTTGATTTTGACGAGAGTGAAATAGAGGTTATGGAGCAAATAAAAGAGGTTTTTTATAAATTAAAGTTACAAATTAAACAAAAACATGGAATCAACTACGATTTTTAACAGTGGTAAAACAACCACATCTCATATGGGATTATCTGATGGTATTTTGGACACATTTAACCATATGTATGAAGGATACGATTTTGAACATTCAAAACAATCCCTAGATTTGAATAATAAGCTTTTTTGTACGTTCACAACTTTGGACGAACTCGATAACTTAGTGGCAACCTTAACTTCTCGTTATACAATTATGTATAACAAAATGTTTGTCCTTCAAATTAAAAACAACGATGAATACGTTGTTACCTACAATGTAGAACAGGGTAACGTATCATCTATCCCAGAAAACACAATTTTAGTCCATCGTAAAAAGGACACCAACACTCTTTATACGATTAACGCACTTAATGAGTTGATTAAAAGCTTAAATGGTGGTGTAGTCGATCCTCGTTATCGAATTGATTGGCAACATTATAAAAACACAATTTTGCTTACTCAACAAAATGAGCTTAAAGAATTAAAGACCAAGATTCACACAATTATCGAACTTTAAAAGTTTTTAGTAAATGGTTATAGTTGGAATTCACTCGGGGCATGATGCTTCGCTGTCCGTAATCAAAGACGGAAAATTGATTTATGCTAGTTCAGTAGAACGACACTCAAAAGTTAAGAAAGATTTTTATCTTACTAAGGAATTTTTTATTAATACCTTAGAATGTCTAGGAATTACTCTTGATGATATTGATTACATTACAATGGGTTATTGGAATAAAGGAACTTCCCCCTTCCTTACTCTATATTCTCCTGAGGATTTATTTTATCCATTTAATACATTTGGGACTTATAATCAATCGTCTCGTATTCTAAATCATATTGAAGGAACAGACCGCCCCGAGCTTATTAAGGGTAAAGGTTTTACAATGCCTTATACAATTGATAGAATGACCTATCCTTTTGTAACGTGGAATCATACCTTTAGAAGTCATTTAGAATTAAATATTGAGATTGAAGGTTATGATCGTTTGATTAAGGGTTATTTTGTAAATCACCATACAGCCCATGCTGCTTCAACCTTCTATACTTCACCATTCGAAGAATCTGCTATTTTCACAGCTGATGCGTCTATGCACGATCATGCTAATTGTAGTACTTACTTTATAGGTAAAGGTAATAAACTCCAAATCTTTAGATTCCCAGGATATATGATGGGGAATTTTTATGATACTGCTACAGAATGGCTTGGATTGGGTCCTGGAACTTTAAAAGCAGGAACTTTAATGGGTCTAGCTTCATATGGTAGAGTTAGTAAAAAAGCTCAAGATAATTGGAAAAAATGGACTTGTCCTATTTGGGAACGTAATATGCCTGAAGAAGACCATTTTTATGTAGAATGGTTATTTAGTCAAATCACAGGTAAATATCCTTACATTGGGGGTAAACGTCCTGAGATTTTAGCTAATGAACCTGGTTCAGATCATTATACTAAAGAGTGGCAAAAGGTATATGATAAATCTGAATCTGATTCTCAAGAAGTTATGAATCATGCTGCTGATGTTCAGTATATTACAGAACGTTCATTGGTTGAGTATTCACAACAATTATTTGAGGAATCCGAACCATTCAATGGTCATAATCTATGTGCCGCAGGTGGTATTTTCTTAAATTGTAATGCTAATTATAAAATCCTTACTGAAACTGGATTTGAACGTATGCATATGTTCCCAGCTTGTGGTGATGATGGTGTCTCAGCAGGTTCTGCATTATATATTTACCACCATGTTTTTGAAAAACCTCGTGTAGAATATTCAAATTCAGATTTAGCATATTTAGGCTTTACTTATAATTACCAACCCCAAACTAAACTTCAAGCACACGATCTAGATTTAGATAAAGTAGCAAGTGCTCTTTCTAAATCTCAAATTGTATGCTGGTATCAAGGTGGTGGTGAATTTGGTCCACGTGCTCTAGGAAATCGTTCATTCTTAACTGATGCTCGTAATCCTAAAATGAAAGATATTCTTAATTCAAGAGTTAAATTCCGTGAGTGGTATCGCCCATTTGCTCCTATTGTTTTAAATGAGCATAAAGAAGAATGGTTTGATATGGACTTTGAATCTCCATTCATGTTGCATACAGTACCTTGTAAGCGTCCCCAAGAAATCCCTTCGGTAGCTCACATTGATAACTCATCTCGAGTTCAAACCCTTAAGCAAGAAGATAATCCTCGATTGTATGACTTAATGTCTCGTTTTTATAGTAAAACAGGAGTTCCTATTATTATGAACACATCATTAAACATTAAAGGTCAACCAATTGTTGAAACACCTTATGATGCTATGGAATTATTTGAACAATCAGATGTAGACATTTTAGTTATAAATGATAAAATGTATTTTAAATAAACTTGGAATCTCCCAAATCGTTTCGTATATTCAATTCAAACAAAAATTAGTTATATTATGGATTTAGACGTAATCAAGCAGCGACTAGAGGCCCTGCAAAAACCTGCCTCTAACAACAACTCAAACAATGGTAAATCATTGTTCTGGAAACCTACCATTGGTAAGGAATCTATTCGAATCATGCCTTCGAAGTTTAACAAAACCACTCCATTTAGTGAATTGTATTTCCACTATGGTATTGGTAAACCTGTAATGATCTCTCCCATTAACTGGGGTGAAAAAGATCCATTGGTTGAATTTGCTAAAAAACTTCGTCAAACTGACAATCCTGAGAACTGGAAATTGGCTAAGAAACTCGAACCAAAAGTTCGTTATTTCGCTCCTGTTATCGTTCGTGGTATGGAAGATGAAGGTGTTAAAATCTGGCAGTTCGGTAAAGAATTGTATTCTACATTCCTTCAGTTGGCTATGGATGAAGAAGTTGGTGATTACACTGACGTAAACCAAGGTCGTGATATTAAATTGACGACTGAAGGTCCTGAAATGACAGGAACTAAGTATAACCGCACTACAGCAGGTCCTTCTATGAAAGTTACCCCTGCCTCTGAAGATGCTTCTCAAATTGAGTTGTGGTTGGAAAATCAGGTTAATCCTAGTGAAGTATTTAAGAAAGTTTCTTACGAAGAAATGAAAGAAGCTCTTGAATCTTGGTTGACTCCTGAAGATGCTGCTCAAGAAGGTGACATTATTGATGATGAAAAAGAAGTTGAGGAAGCTCCAAAAACTAACTATTCACTTAATACTTCTACTCAAAACGTAAAAGCAACTAAACTTGATAAGTTTGATAGCTTGTTTGATGGTGAAGATGATGACTTGCCCTTCTAATTATGGCAAGAAAAGCAAGTAAATCTTTAACCGCAGCTGTATCAGCTGAAATTAAAAGTAATTTCGATCTAGGGAATTTTAAAAATAAAAAGGGTCTAACCGGCTCTGTTAAATTTAAACCCCAACAATGGATCCCGCTTTCACCTGCTTTCCAATCAGTAACATCTGTGCCTGGCATTCCAGCCGGTCACATTTGTTTGCTGAGAGGTCACTCGGATACAGGTAAAACAACAGCACTTATTGAAGCAGCTGTTGCTTGTCAAAAGGCAGGTGTTCTACCTGTATTCATCGTAACTGAGATGAAATGGAATTGGGAGCACGCTACTCAAATGGGTCTTCAAATTGAGGAAGTTTGGGACGAAGAAACTGGTGAATTGATTGATTATAAAGGTTTCTTTATCTATGCTGACCGTGAAACTATCCACACAATTGAAGACGTAGCAGCATTTATCCTTGATTTGCTCGATGAGCAGAAAAAAGGTAATTTGCCTTACGATTTATGTTTCTTCTGGGACTCAATCGGTTCTGTACCTTGTGAAATGTCTGTTAAATCTAACAAGAACAATAACGAGTGGAATGCTGGAGCAATGTCAACCCAATTTGGTAACAGTGTAAATCAGTTGATTACATTGTCTCGTAAAGAATCTTCTAAATACACCAATACATTGGTTTGTGTTAATAAGGTTTGGACTGCTAAGCCTGAAATGCCTATGGGTCAACCTAAGTTGATGAATAAAGGTGGTTTCGCAATGTGGTTTGACGCAACATTTGTAATTACGTTTGGTAATATTGCTAACGCTGGGACCTCTAAAATCAAAGCGATTAAAGATGGTAAACAAGTAGAATTTGCTAAACGCACCAACCTTCAGATTGATAAAAATCACATCAACGGTATTACTACTCGAGGAAAAATTATTATGACTCCTCATGGTTTTATTGAAGATACTGATAAGGATTTGAAAGGATATAAAGACGCTCACGCAGAAGAATGGAAGGCTATTTTAGGTGGAGGTAACTTTGATATTATTGAAGAAACCGATTCCGTAGATATAACTTCTACTTACGAGCAAGAACCAGAATAAAATTATGGCACATAAAGATTTATTAGAGCTCCTCAACAATATGGATGAGGTTAATGACACCGTTTCCTCCCCACATGATAGAGTTCTACTCATTGACGGTCTAAATCTATTTTTTAGGAACTTCGCAATGCTCAATATTGTAAATGAGCATGGTGTTCACGTAGGTGGATTGGGTGGATTTGTCCGTTCGTTGGGGACTCTAATAAATGCCATTGAGCCAACATCAATGTATGTGATTTTTGATGGAGAAAATTCTTCTATGAATCGTAAAAATGTCCTTTCAGAATACAAGGCTGGCCGTCACCAATCTCGTATTACTAACTGGGAGATTTTTGATGATGTTGGAGACGAACACGATGCTAAAGTAGACCAAATTGTAAGACTCATTGATTATCTCAAGTGTCTTCCGATTAAAACCATAGCACTCGATAAGGTAGAGGCCGACGATATTATCGCGCATTTAGCGACGACTATCACAAATAACAATGACAACTCACGTGCGTTTATTGTATCAAGCGATAAGGATTTTATTCAATTAACTAGTCCTAAAATCTGTGTGTATCGTCCTATTGAAAAGGATTATTACACACCTGATACTGTAAGAGAAAAATTTGGTGTATTACCTGAAAACTTTATTTTATATAAGGTGCTAATGGGTGACGCATCAGATAAAGTTCCGGGAATTAAAGGTTTAGGTATTAAAAAACTACACAAATTATTTCCTGAACTAAATGAGCGAGTTCTTACCTTAGATGATATTTTAGAGATTAGTGCTGGGAAATATAAAGAAAATGTCATATATTCACGGGTAGTATTTGAAGAAGATAACCTAAGAAAAAATTATCAAATTATGGATTTACATAACCCGATGATGGATAACTTAGAAAAGCAATACATAGAAGAGCAAATTGAAGAAAATTCTCCCGTGTTAAATGCTAAAATGTTCCTTAAATTCTACCAAGAAGATGGTTTACGCCATTTAATCAAAAACCCAGAGTTCTGGGTTAATAATCAGTTTCGAACATTAAATAGTTTTGTAGATGACTCTAAGTGAATTAAATAAATACGGCCCCGCATTTCAAATAAAAGTGATTCACTCACTTCTTGAGCGTAAAGAGTTTCTAACAAACATCCACGATATCCTAGAATCAGGATATTTTGACAACCAAGCACATAAATGGATTATTGATAATATTTTAAAGTATTATGATAATTACCATACAACTCCCACTCCTGAAGTTTTAAAATCTGAATACGAAAAAGTTACTAATGATGTATTAAAAGTCTCCATTAGAGAACAACTCCGTGAAGCATATAAAATTACATCTTCAGATTCAGAATATATTGAATCCGAATTCTCAGCGTTTTGTAAAAACCAACAACTTAAAAAAGCACTACTTAATAGCGTGGATTTACTTAAGGCTGAGGATTACGATTCAATTCGTGGTTTGATCGATAATGCTTTAAAAGCAGGAATGGATAAAAATATTGGACATGAATACATTAAAGACATTGAAACTCGCTATAGACAAGAACATCGAAATACTGTTCCAACTCCTTGGACCGAATTTAACGACCTACTTCAAGGTGGCCTCGGAAACGGAGATTTTGGTCTTATATTTGGTGGTCCTGGAGGTGGCAAATCTTGGAGCTTAGTAGCACTAGCAGGTAATGCTGTTAAAATGGGATTTAATGTAGTTTACTATACTCTAGAATTGGGTGAAGATTATGTAGGACGTCGTTTTGATGCTTACTTTACTAAAATTCCTGCCAATGAAATCATGTTTCATAAGGATAAGGTTGAAGAAGTTATGACTAAGCTCCCAGGAAATTTAATTATTAAAGGTTTCTCTCCTGGTAAAGCTACCATATCAACCATCGAATCCCATATTCAAAAGTGTGAGGATTTAGGAACTAAAATTGATATGGTTGTTATTGACTATGTTGACCTTCTTCGATCAAAGAAAACGAATCGTGAGCGTAAGGACGAAATTGATGATATTTATACTAGCACAAAAGGATTGGCCCGCGAGCTAGATATTCCGATTTGGTCTGCATCACAGGTTAACCGCCAAGGTGCTCAAGATGAGATCATTGAAGGACACAAAGCAGCGGGCTCCTATGACAAAATGATGATTACAGATTTCTGTGCTTCAATCAGTCGTAGAGCAAAAGAAAAACAAACTGGAGTTGGAAGATTCCACATTATGAAAAACCGATACGGAATGGATGGACTAACTTATGGAGCATACATTAATATCGCAATCGGTCAATTTGATTTAGTTAGTGAATCTGAATTTGAAGATCTAGCAGGTTCATCTGAATCAAATACAAACAATAGCCCAATTACAGATAACTTTAATTTGGCTGAGAAGAAAAATTTAGGTGGTATTTATAACCATCTTATGAATTCCTAATTTACTAATTAACAAGAAATGGCAAAGAAAAACCTTTTGCAGGAACGCGTCGTCTATAAACCATTCGAGTATCAAGAAGCTGCAGATTACTGGTTAAAACAGCAACAAGCACACTGGTTACATACTGAAGTTCCTATGATGTCGGATTTAACAGACTGGAATTCAAATTTGAATGAAACCGAAAAAAATATTATTGGCTCGATTCTTAAGGGATTTGCCCAAACTGAAACTGTTGTAAATGATTACTGGTCAGGATTAGTAACAAAGTGGTTCCGCAAACCAGAAGTTATTATGATGGCTACAACCTTTGGCGCATTTGAAACAATCCACGCCGAAGCATATTCACTATTAAATGAAACACTTGGACTTGAAAATTTTGCCGAATTTATGGAGGATGAGGCTACGATGGCTAAAATTGAAAACCTTACTGCTGTTAGGGATAGTTTTAATGGCGAAAAAAATCTCCACGAAATTGCTAAATCACTCGCTATATTCTCGGCATTTACCGAGGGAGTTAATTTATTCTCTTCCTTCGCCGTCCTCTTATCTTTCAAGATGCGAAACAAGCTTAAGGGAGTGGGTCAAATTGTTGAATGGTCTATTAGAGACGAATCATTGCACTCCGAAGCAGGCTGCTGGTTATTTAGAACATTGGTTAATGAAAACCCAGAACTAAAAACCCCAGAACTAGAAGCTGCTATTAATGAAGCTGCTTTGTTATCACTTCAACTTGAATTGGATTTTATTCGTAAATGTTATTCATTAGGTGATTTAGAAGGTTGTAATCAATACGATTTAGAACACTTTATTAAAAACCGAATTAACACTAAATTAGGTGATTTAGGTTATAAAGGAATTATTGGCAATATTGATGTAACAGCTGTAGAAAGAATGAAGTGGTTTGACCACCTCTCAGCAGGTAAACAACATACAGACTTCTTTGCAAATCGCGTAACTAATTATTCAAAAGGTCATTTAACATGGGACGAAAGTATTTTTTAATACTACTTTTATTATCAGCATTTTCGATGTTTGGAAGTCACCTCTCTGGGGGTGACATCCAATATCGTTATATTGGTGACTCAACAGGTGTTGCTCGTCAATATAAAGTAATTTTACGTGTTTATCGTGATATTACAGGTATTGGAATGCCTGCTACTGAAAATGTTACAGTAAGCTCTAATTGCTACTCTAATATAAACGTATCAATGACCTTACAAGCAGGTTCAGGCATTGTATCCCCAACTTTATTTGATTGTGTTAACCCAGGACCCTCTACTAAAACATTAGAAATTTATCTATATATTGGGTATGTAACATTACCTGGTAATTGTAGTACTTATAGATTTTGGTATTCTAATTGTTGCCGACCTGGGGGGATTACAAATATTAATACGTCAAATGGTTCTGGAGCTGATGGGTTTTATTTTGATGCTTTATTAGATAATGCTTCTCAAGGCCAAAATTCATCCCCAATCTTTGTTAGTGAACCAGTTAGAGCATTCTGTGTAGGTAACCCATTTAATTGGAAACAGAGCACTGTTGAAGCTGATGGTGACTCAGTAGTATATTCTCTTATTAATTGTAGAGAAAACGCATACCCAAATCAAGTAGATATCCCATTTGACGCGGGTTGGACTGCTCAACAACCTATTACCTCAACCTATTTTAACATTAATCCTAATACAGGTTTAATTTCATTCCTCCCAACTAACCAAGAAATTGATGTATTATCTGTTTTAGTTGAGGAATATAGGTATGATTCAACTTGGGGTTACTGGTTTAAAGTAGGTAGCTCTTCTAGAGATATGATGGTTAGTATTTCAGCTATTTGTAACCTAACAGCTATGTCTGGGGTTCAATTTGATACAGCTGTGTATGCCCAAGATACTTTAACAACACACCCAGCAATCTATATTGGATGTGGAGCAACATCAGTTACATTAAAATTTCATATTGCTTTAGATTGCTACTCAGTTAACCAACAAGATTTTAGAATTACAGCTCCAAATGGACAGCCCATGCCTATTACTAACATTGTTGCTAATTGTAATGTAAACGAAGAAACTGACTCATTAGAAGTTCAATTTTTAAATGGGTTACAAGAAGGTAGATACTATTTATATTCTAAAAAAGGAATGGATGGTAACACGCTAATCAATAAATGTGGTTTACCTATGGCTGAGTTTGATACTATTGTAATATTAGTAGGCAAATGCCCACCGCCTCCACCCCCAGGAGAACTACCTGATATTCCTTATGGTGGTGAACCTATCCCCCCAGTCGTTATTGAAACACCTACTCCAATTTTTCCCAATGTAATAACACCTAATGAGGATGGAATTAATGATTATTTTACAATTCAAGATGGTGAGTTATTTACCCAAATTGAACTTACAATTTTGAATCGTTGGGGAAATGTTGTATATTATAACAATGATTATAAAAATGATTTTGGTGGGAGATTAGATGTTTCGGATGGAGTTTACTTTTATGTAGCTAATCTTTATTTTGAACCAACAGATGTATATTTAACATACACAGGAGACTTAACAATAAATAAATAATGGATAATAATTTAGTAGCAGATTACACAACTTGGGAACGTGGTAAAGACTTTCCTGAATACATGGATGATGTAGCTTTGTCTACAATTTCAAAAGGTTATTTACTACCTGGAGAAACACCTCGTAAAGCTTATAAAAGAGTAGCACACGCTGTTGCGATGCGTCTAAATCGCCCAGATCTAGAAAATAAATTTTTTAAATACATTTGGAATGGATGGATTGGTCTTGCCTCTCCTGTTCTCAGTAACACTGGTACTGATCGGGGTTTGCCTATTAGTTGTTTCGGTATTGATACTCCGGATTCAATCCGTGGTATTGGACTCACTAACGCAGAACTTATGCGCCTTACTAGTTATGGGGGAGGCGTGGGTATATCCCTTAGCCGAATTAGAGGACGTGGTGAACACATCACAGGAAATGGTAAATCTGAAGGTGTAGTACCTTGGGCTAAAATCTATGATTCAACCATCATTGCTACTAACCAGGGTTCAGTTCGTAGAGGAGCTGCTTCAGTAAACTTAGATATTAACCACCCAGATATTAAAGAATTTTTACAAATTCGTCGTCCTAAGGGTGATCCAAACAGACAATGTTTGAATCTACATCAATGTGTAGTTGTAGATGACGCGTTTATGAAGCGCCTAAATGATCGCGACAGCGAGGCTATGGGTTTATGGCTTGAAATACTTAAATCCCGCGTAGAAACCGGAGAACCCTATGTAATGTTTAAGGACAATATCAATAAAGATAATCCTTTGGCATATCGTATGAATAATCTAGATGTTTCAATGACTAATATCTGTACTGAGATTACACTTCATACAGATGAGGAACACTCATTTATTTGTTGTTTGTCTTCATTGAACTTAGCTAAGTATGATGAGTGGAAAAATACAGATGTTGTAGAAACATTGGTTTACATTTTAGATGGGATTATGGAAGAATTCATCCAGAAAACTAATGGTAAGGATTCGATGATTCGTTCACATAGACATGCTAAAAAAGGTAGAGCATTAGGTTTAGGTGTAATGGGTTGGCACACATTCCTTCAACAAAAGGATTTACCATTTAATTCAATTGCCTCTACTGCTTGGACACATACTATTTTTAGCCAAATTAAATTACAAGCTGAAGCTGCTTCTCGTAAACTAGCTTTAGAGTATGGTGAACCGTTATGGTGTAAGGGAACAGGTATGCGTAATACACACTTGTTAGCAATTGCTCCTACAGTTTCTAATTCACGTATCAATTCATGTTCAGCAGGTATTGAACCTCAACCAGCAAACGTTTATGTATTTAATGGTGCTAAAGGAACATTTATTGTTAAAAATCCTGAATTAGAAAGATTACTTGAATCTAAAGGTAAAAATGAAAATAAATATTGGGACCAAATCCTAGCAGACAATGGCTCTGTAGCTAATTTACCCCATGATGTACTAACTGAGGACGAAAAAGAAGTATTTTTAACATTCCCTGAGATTAACCAATTAGGTCTAGTTCAACAAGCAGCAATTCGTCAACGTTATATTGACCAAACCCAATCATTAAATTTATCATTTGACCCAACAGATTCACCAAAATGGATTAATCAGGTACATATGGAAGCTCATAAATTAGGTATTAAAACCCTATATTATCTCCGCACAGATTCTGTAATTAAAGGTGATTTAGGTTCACGCACTGTAGATTGTATTAGCTGTGACGGATAGAACTAATATTTATAATTAATAACTAAAATAAATTTATTATGAAAAAAGTATTAGACTTTATCAAAAAAATCTATGCAATCGTTAAAGGTTGGGTAGTAGCTAATGGAGTAGAAGGTGTATTAGGTTTAATCGTTGGATTATTCCTTTGGGCCTTTGGTTACAAAGTTTATGCTGGATTCGCATTTGGTGTATTTGCTACACGTAATTGGGATTTAGTAAAAAATTTCTTTAAAAAATAAGAAAATTCTATCTATAATTAATTAAGAGGGGTATATTTTACCCCTCTTTTTTATATGTATAGTCAAACCTGATTATGAGTAAAATCGCCCATTTTTTTAAATTAATGCTTTCGGGTAATCCTGATGGTGAGGGTGTAAGCTCTAGAAGGGTTATTACCTTCACTGCCTTTGTTTTATGTGCTGTCGCATTTATTTGTAATATTTTTTTCGAAATTCCGTTAAAAGATTATGTATTTAATGGGATGTTATATTTAGTAGGAGCAGGGTTAGGTTTTACAACTATAGAACATTTTAAAAGCAAGTAAATTTTATATGCAGCTTTCGAAAAATTTGTCACTGACAGAAGTTACCAATTCAAATACAGCAAAAAGAAAAGGTATTAGTAATCAACCTACCGAAGAACATTTGGTGGCGTTGAAAACTCTTGCTGAAAATATTTTCCAACCTATTCGTGAACATTTTGGATCCCCAATTTGGGTATCCTCAGGCTATCGTAGTGCTGCTTTAAATAAAGCAATTGGTGGGGCTAAAAAATCCCAACATTGTAAAGGTGAAGCTATAGATATCGATATGGACGGTAAAGGTTCTCCAACTAACGCAGAAATTTTTAATTACATTAAAGATAATCTCCCATTCGATCAATTAATTTGGGAATTTGGCTCTGATAAGGCACCTGATTGGGTGCACGTTTCTTATTCTGTCTCTGGAAAACAAAGAGGACAGATACTAAAAGCTAAGAGAAACTTAGCAGGTAAAACTTATTACGAACCTTATAACTAATTCCATATTATGGATTTTTTAATGATGTTGACGACTATTTTGGTTGCCCTTATAACGGCAGTTTTCGGACCAATAGCAGTCGAGTGGGCTAGAAATTATTTTAAAACTAAACCTAGAAAAACCCCTATTCACGAGGCAATAGAGATGAATGAGATGGTAGATACCCAGCTCGAAATTATCCTTAATTACCTTAATTGTGATAGAGTATGGGTAGCTCAATTCCATAATGGAGGTCATTTTTATCCAACAGGTAAATCAATCCAAAAGTTTTCTATTTTCTACGAAAAAACAGCTCCACAAGCTCAAAGAATCCAACAAGCATTTCAAAACGTTCCTTGCTCAGCATTCCCAAAAGCACTTTCTACTCTTTATAAAGAAGGAGAATTAGCTATTCCTAGTTATGCTGATGGAAATGAAACCTATGATTTAGCAGGTGTATCAAGTGAATATGGAACAAAATCATTTTATTTAGTAGGTTTATATAGCTTAGAAAATCATTTGATTGGAGTAATGGCTATTGCTTACGATAAAGAACACAAATTAGCTAAAGACGAATGGATTTATATTCGTCAAAAAGTAGGAGTTGTAGGTACTTTACTAACAAATTACCTAAACAATAAAAAATAATATAATATAAAAAAGTTATGAATTTAATTTCTCAAGTGGGTAATACTCCATTATTACCCATTTCCGAATCTCAATATACAGTTTGGGGTAAAGCCGAATTTATGAACCCAGGTGGATCTGTTAAAGATCGTCCTGTTTCTTACATTATTCAACAAGCTGAATTAGAAGGTTCATTACAACCTGGTAATACTATTTGTGAAGCTACTTCAGGTAATACAGGTATAGCATTTGCTATGTTTGCTGCTAATTTAGGTTACAAGTGTGTAATTGTTATGCCTTCTAATATGAGTGAAGAGCGTAAAAAAATGTTTAAAGTTTATGGTGCTGAACTTGTAGAAGTTGAAGCTGGAAACTTTGATTTAGCTATTGCTACTCGAGATCGTCTATGTAAGGAAAATGGTTGGTTTAATGGTAACCAATTCCATAGTCAATGGAATGTAGATGCTCACTATAAAACCACAGGAGCAGAGTTAGTTAAACAATGTATTGAAAATAATTTCAAACCAGATGCCTTTATTTTAGGTACAGGCACAGGAGGAACTTTAATGGGAGCTGGTAAACGCCTTAAAGAAATATTCCCAGATATAAAAATTATTGCTATAGAACCTGCTGAATCACCTGTTATGAGTGGTGGTTCCCCCGGTATTCACGGTATTCAAGGTATAGGAGATGGAAGCAAGTTTTTAGTAGACTTGGATTTCGTAGATGAGGTTATTATCATTCCCACAGAGTGTGCTATCGAACACTCTAAATATTTATCAAAGACACGAGGTTTGTTCCTAGGCATCTCAGCAGGTGCTAATGTTAGGGGATCATTCCAATGGTTAGCAGATAATAATATGAAAAACGCTATCACTATTTTATGTGATAGAGGGGAACGATATTTTAGTAACTATGTTTGAAAAAATTAAATCTTACTTATTACCAGTATTAATAGCACTCTCCGCCCTGTCGGTCTCTGCTTCGGCCGCTTTCTATTCAGTTAGCGGCCTTAGCAAGCTATTTGCTGGAGCTACATTAGCGGTAATTATAATGGCTACTTCTTTAGAGGTAGCTAAATTAGTTACTGCTTCTTTATTATACCAATATTGGAGTAAATTAAATAAACTACTTCGTATTTATCTTACAATTGCTGCCTCAGTATTAATCCTAATTACTTCAATAGGTATTTATGGTTTCTTATCAGCAGCATATCAAGAAACAGCTAGTAAAGCGGGTAATATAGAAGCCCAAGTTACTTTAGTAGAAACTAAAAGAGATAATATTAAATCTCAATTAGAAGTATACAATACAGAAAAAACAAATATTGACAAAGCTGTATCTGACCTTAGAGCAGGACTTTCTAATAACGTAATCCAATACACAGATAAAAACGGAAACGTTGTTACTACTACATCTTCGGCTACTCGTAAAGCTTTAGAAAAACAATTAGATCAAGCAATTATTCGTCAAACTGACCTTAATTCTAAAGTAGATATTTTAAATGAACAATTATTTGGTTATGAAACTGAAATTGTAGAAATTTCTACTGATCCTGAATTAGCAGGTGAATTAGGACCTCTTAAATACCTTTCAAATTTAACAGGGGTATCTATGGATAGAATTATTAACTGGTTACTTTTAGTAATTATTTTTGTATTTGATCCTTTAGCTATTGCTTTAGTAATTGCTGCTAACTTTGCTTTTGCTCAATTACGCCCTAAAAAAGATGATGTTTTACATCCTAACCCTCAGGTTGAACCTGAGAATTTAAATATAGAACATAATAAAGAAGACCAGTTTTCAGATTTTATCCCTGAAGAAGAATGGGAAGTAGAAGATGAATGGGATGATGACCACGCACTAAGTGAGGTTCTTAATTCTATGGTTGAAGAAATTGAAGAAGAAGAAGATATAATTAAAGATTTAGATGATGTTGATGTAGATCTTTTAGCTGATTATGTTAAATGGGATCAAGGAATAGATTGGGATGAAGAAATAGAATCTAATTTATCTTTGAGTGAAAAACAAAGGTTAGAAGCTAAATATGATCAAATCAAACGTTTAGATCATATGAATAATTACGATCAAAATCAACGTCTTTATAATATTAGACAACAAATTAATAAGTTAAATAGTAAAAAAAACGACAATGATTTAACAATTAATTACTAAAAATTTGGTTACCCGAACTTTCGTTCGTATATTTAGGTGTTAAAAAGAAATAGAGGTTATGGACATGAAAAAACATTTCGAAACAGCAACAGAAAAATTTGAATTCACCGTTGATCTAGGTGGGTGGAGAAAGAAAAAAGTATTTGAATTTTCTCCTAAAGGTGAAGAATCATATTCATCATCTGCAGTTCGTGAATTAAGTTTGTTTGGTAAAAGTATGAATGTTAGTTCAATTACAAAGCAAGGATTAATGATGTATGATTTTGATATGCTAGGCAATAAAATCACTGCTAAAATCAAGTGGGAAGATGTTGAATTAGGTAATACATTAGATCAATAAGTTATGGATATTGAAATTAAAGCAGATCGTTGGGAAGAAGAGCAAGCATTACTTGATCTTATTTATGCCGAAATGGTGGAGAATGGAGAAGAATTTCATACATTTACCCCTCAAGAAATTGATAATTTACCATTTTAATAAATGATTCTAAGATCAGGAAAATATAAGGGTCAACTTTGGACTGATGTCCAACAATTCGATCCAGGTTACATTCGGTGGATTAGGGAAAATCGCCCTGAGATGCTTAAATCTCATACACCTAAACCAAAAGAAAACCCAGAATCTAGTGAGTTAGACGAAGTTAATGATTATCGTTCACTCCAAGATTTACGTAATGTGTTACTTAGAAACCCAGGAAAAATAGAGGATGCCTTTTAATTGTTTTTTAGATTCATTTATTACACAACCTGAGGAGGTTATTGAGAAGGAGATTGCAAAGCTCCAACCACTCAACTACAACAAGTTTATGTGGTGGAGAACCCATACCCAAAAAGGTGCTCCACTAGGCAAACGTGCGCCTCTAAAAGACCGCATTATAAACGGCGACTTTGATTTCTCATGCTACTATTGGCAAGCGCAGAACGCTGCGTTACAAGCGCGTAAAAAGCTGAATTTAGCCACAGACGATTACCAATCGCAATACGAAAAAACTACTGTTGATGTATCTCGTTATCGTCGTTTATTATTAGATCACGAAAAGGAAGAAACAGCTCGTTTAGAGGCTATTTATGATGCTTTTACTACCGCATTTAAAATAACTCGAGATGAGTTGATTGATGAATTATGTAATTGGAACTTAACTTTATTGGATTATTATGATTATTGCAATGAATTCAAATACCCAACTCCAGCTGAAAACCGCAAGCGCGGACGTGGTCGACCCCGCAAATCGTAAACGTGGGTTTATAGAGTGGATGTCGTATATTAAAAATATCCATCAGAGTAATCCTACAGCTATGGATAATGCTCTAGCTCGTTTGATGGAATTAGATTATAAAAATAAAACAAATAAGAATGAAGAAAATACTAAGAAAGTGGGATCGCTTTAAGCTTGGTCATAAATTACATCAATTACAAAAGCGTTATAAGCGTGCTCGTTTGAATGGTTATACTGAAAAACAGGACGAATATAAACGAAGAATAGAAGAAGTTCAAGAAAAACTTAAACACGTAAAATAATATGTTTGAAACAAAAACCAGTAATAAAGTAGAACTTTTAGGACATTATGGTAGTGATCTAATCCATGCCCAATCAGCTTGGACTTCAACCTCACGAGATTTGACTGAGGAAAAATTGGGACGAGTAGAAAAACTACTTACAATGCTCGCAACTGAAGGTCATCATACACCATTTGAAAAATCGTCTTTACACTTTTTAGTAACAGTAGATCAAGCAACTCATATTCACCTACTAAAACACCGAATTGGCGTCTCAATTAATGGTGAATCAGCTCGTTATAAAGAACTTAAGGAAGATAAAATGTATTTGCCTTATGACTGGAGTAATAGTTGGTTAAATAAACTTGAAAAATATGCTGAAGAAGGAAATAAGCTGTATCACGAAGCACTTGAATATTTTACTCCATTTTTGGGACGTAAACGTGCTAAGGAATCTGCTCGTTATTTCAAAACATTCAACTCCCAGATTACAATGGATGTAATGTTTAATTTTCGTTCATTTGCCCATTTCCAACAACTCCGTAATAGTGAACATGCTCAACGTGAGGTTCAACATTTAGCTCAAGAAATGTTAGAGCAAGTAAAAAATATTGAAGGAAATCCTTTTGAGAAAACTATTAAAGCATTTGGACTTTAAAAAATAAGGTTGTATATTTAAGTTATGATAAAAGTTAGCCACGAAACACCGTTATGTTTACTCGAAGATAGTCGTAATTTTAATGATTACGATTATTGTTTACCTCACTTGCTGGATGAAGAACCAGCATACCTAGAATATTTTTTAGAATCTAAAAAACAAGGACGCTATATTATCATGGATAACTCGCTTCACGAGTTAGGTCATGCTTATGATAGTGCTCGTTTGATGCATTGGATTGAACAACTTCGTCCTAATGAATTTGTTGTCCCTGATGTTTGGGAAAACCGAGACGCTTCAGTAGTAAATGCTCGTAAATGGTCTCAAATTGAACTACCTAAAGGCGTTACTAAAGTAGCAGTTGTTCAAGCTCAAACAATCCACGAAGCAGCAACTTGCTACCAAACTTATAAAGATTTAGGGTATGAAAAAATCGCATTCTCATATGGGGCTAGTTATTATAACGATGTTGTTCCTCACCCTAATCGTGACCTTGGTAAAGCACTTGGTCGATTATCTGTTATCTCAGCGCTATACAAAACAAAAGTAATTCACGATAATGATCGTGTTCATTTGTTAGGTTGTGCTGTACCACAAGAATTTGGTTGGTATAGAGGATTTAATTTTATTGAATCAATCGATACATCTAACCCAGTAATGGCTGCGTTAGAAGGTATTCGTTATAGTAATGCTGGTTTAGATGCTAAACCAAAAGCAAATATGAATGATTATTTTTATATGTTAAGTGATCAAATTGATTACGACATTTTAGCAAATAACATTTGTAAGTTTTGTGAAATAAATGATTTGTAATATGGAAAATGAAATGATGAGTCTTTATGACTTCCTGGGACGTCCCGCTGGTGGTGAACTAGGTAAACAAGTAGCTGCAGCAGCTGCTAAAGCAAAAGTTGGATTTGAAACCAAAGAAGTTTCAAACCCTAAATACAAAGGATCTGTTATGATGTATCCTAAAGAATTTTTAACTGAATATTTTAATAAGTGAAAAAGCTATTATTTGGCCTTTTAATAACCCTAACCACTCTTAGTGTTTACGGACAAAAGCCAGCTCAAGAACCTAGCGTTTTAATCACCCGCCATACCTCAACTCAAAGAATGGTATGGAGTGATTTAGACGAAAAATGGATGTTCTTCGACAAAGATGAACGTCGCCCTGAAACCAATGTTTGGTTAACATACTTTAATGATAATGGAACAGGTTACATTAAAATGTATAACATCTCTGATGGTGAGTTTTATGAAATGAACATCTACAACTACGAGGTAGGGGAAAATAAATATGGTGGTCGTTTTCTTGATATTGATGCTGTTCAAATAACAGATGGGCAGAAAATCACTATTATTGTAAATGAATATGAGGATGGAACAAATAAAATGGTTACTATATTCCTCCCAAGTGATGGACTAGCAATATTTTTTGACACAAACTTTAATTAAAAACAAAATGGCAAAACTAATTAGATGCGAAACAACCTACAACTTTTATGCTGTAGAGCTCACAGATGAGCAACTCGAGCGTTACAAATCAGGCGATGATGGTGCTGATGATGTAATGGATGAAGTGTGTGATGAATTTGAATTCACACGAGATAAAGATGGTGGAACTGATTATTGGATTGAAGACTAATGGCAAATACTTGTAGAACAGACGTTAAAATTGAAGGCACACCTGAGGCTATCAATTATTTTGTAGAACGATACGAAAATTGTAATGATGGGAAATATCCTAATGAAGGAGATACTCCACATATTGTAGATGTTTTTGGCGCTGAAGCTGAGAACTTTATTGATAAAGTAGGATCTAAATGGGTAACTAAATATGATATTTACGGCCAAGATGAAACATCGTATGAATTTGGGCTTGAATCAGCTTGGTACCCTCCTTCAGATATGCTAAAAGAAATGCACCGACAGTTGGTTACTATTGACCCAGACATTATATTTACAGCACGTTATTGGGATGAAGCATACGATCCAATTGGTGTTATTAAAATTACAGATGCTGGTCAATACTTGACTTTAGAAACTGAACCTGAATCTGAAGACGAATTCGAAGGTGAGTACTACTGGGATGATGTAATCGATCCAGAGTTTGCTCGACTAGAAAGAAAATTAGGAATAGCGTAAGCCTATACGCTTAAAATACCTGGCAAATATAAATGCAGTTAGAAATGGATTTTAATCAAGGAAAACACGCAGTAGTATCACTTTCAGGTGGTATGGATTCGAGTACTTTGTTGCTCAAATGTATCAAGGAATTTGATACAGTAACGGCTTTGTCTTTTGATTACGGACAAAAACACCGAGTTGAATTAGAGCGAGCTCAATCATTAGTCAACTATTTAAAAGCTAGTGGTTACGATGTTCGTTACCGAGTAATCAAATTAGATGGTTTAACAGACCTATTAAATTCAGCATTGGTAGAAGGTGGCGATGAGGTACCAGAAGGACATTATGCTGAAGAAAACATGAAAGCAACTGTTGTTCCTAACCGCAATAAAATATTTGCTTCGATCACTCAGGCAGTAGCACTTTCAATTGCTGATAAAACAGGTGAAATGTGTGACATTGCAATGGGAATTCATGCAGGTGATCATGCAATTTATCCGGATTGTCGTCAAGAATTCCGAGACGCAGATGATTACGCTTTTAGAATAGGTAACTGGGGTGCCGAAAATGTAAGTTATTTTACACCTTATCTTAAAGGTGATAAATTTACAATTTTGCAAGATGGAGAACGCCTCTGTTATGAACTAGAAATTGATTTTGATGAAGTTTATAAACGAACTAACACAAGTTATAAGCCTTATCCTAGTGGCAATAGTGACTATAAGTCTGCTTCTAGTGTGGAGCGCATTGAAGCCTTTATATCCCTTGATAGACAAGATCCAGTTCAGTATGAAGACGAAACAGGACCAGTGAGTTGGGAGGTAGCCCGATCTCATGTTGAAAAAGTTTTAGCTAGTCATGCCGGTTAAAGATGTTTACGGAAGAGAGGTTAGTGAGCAGAATCACATGATTCTTGCTCACAACCCTACTTCTATGTTAATAAATGAATTAAAAAATAAAAAAATGAGTGATAGAAGCAATCTCTACAGAGATATTTTTAGTGGTAAAAACCAAGAACACTGGGATGAACAACAAAAAGAACTTAAACATATGCCAAATCAAAAATGGCATAGATATATTAGCTTTCTAAAATCAACTGTACGAGTTATTGGATATGTATTACTACCATATAATATGTGGTTAGCAGCTGCCGTGTTGTTATTTAGTGAAACTTTAGGATTTATAGAAGAATTAGTATGAGATATTTATATTTTAGTGCCCCTTGGTGTGGTCCTTGTAGATCATTTGGACCTATTATGGAGCAAGTGTCACAAGAAATTATTGTTGAAAAAGTTAACGTAGACGAACAAAGTGATTTGGCTATTAAATATGGGGTTCGTAACGTTCCCACTGTGATTTTAGTTGATAATACAGGCAAAGAAATAACACGTCACGTTGGTATTCAACAAAAATCGTTTTTAATGGAAAATTATAAAAACTTTGCTAATGTTTAAGTCAAGAAAAAAGTTTGATGGGTTTAGTACCTGCTTCCGTCAATGGAGAGCGAATACTACTCACTGTCAATACCTTCATGGTTATGACGTAGAATTTGAAGTTACATTCGAGGGTGAATTAGATCACCGCAACTGGGTTTGGGACTTTGGTGGTATGAAACGTGCCAAAAACCTTATTGAAGGTCGTCAACCTAAAGAATGGATGGAATATATGTTCGATCATACTGTTGTTGTAGCAGAAGATGATCCTGAACTAGATAACTTCCGTGATATGCACGATAGAGGTGTTATTCAACTGCGAGTAATAGAAGCAGTAGGCGCTGAAAAATTTGCTGAATATCTTTATCATACGTTAAATGACTTTGTACAACTTGAGACTGAAGGTCGCGTAAAGGTTGTTAAAGTTAAATTCATGGAAAACCACAAAAACTCAGCAATCTATGCAGCTTAAGAGAATTGAAGATTATAATAAAATTTTACCAATTGTAGAATTGTACCGTTGCGTTCAAAGTGAGGGATCTCGTTTTGGACGTCCTACGATTGCAGTTAGAACTACTGGTTGTACCCACCGTTGCTACTTTGGCGAAGGTGGTTGGTGTGACAGTTGGTATACTTCTATCCACCCAGAGAAAGGTGGTTATTCATTCCAAGACATTATCAATATTTATGATGAGAATCCTCACGTAAAAGAGATGATGTTAACAGGGGGCAGCCCAACAATGCACCCCGCATTAGTAAACGAAATCACCCATTTCGCTAAAGAAAGAGGTATTATTGTTACTATTGAGACTGAAGGCTCTCACTTCCTACAAACAGATTATCCGCTTGATCTTATTTCTTTGTCCCCAAAGTTCTCTAACAGTGTTCCTGTAGTAGGAGCTGTTACACCACAAGGAGCTATTGCTGATGAAAAAATGATTAAGCAACATAATAAATTCCGCATTAACAAAGATGCTATTCGTCAAACCCTAGATTACCACACAGATTACCATTTCAAACCAGTTTGGGATGGCACTGATGAGAATTTGGCGGAAATTGAGGCATTTAGAGTTGAAATGGAGATCCCTAAAGACAAAACTTACGTCATGCCGGCTGGGGATACTCGTGAAACACTAATTGAAATGTATCCTTTGGTCTTTGAGATGTGCGCGGAACACGGTTATAATATGACAGGCCGCGATCATATTATTGCTTACGATACTAAGCGGGAAGTTTAAAACCTTTTCAATAATGATTTTCCACAAACACAAGATTATCTTTACTGGCATTCCTAAAAATGCCTCGCACGCCCCATTCGCCGTTTTATCCAACAAGACAGATAGTGGACACCACCACGCTGTTTATATGGATGAAATTAATCACAACGATGAAGAATTATTATCTTCATATAAAAGTTTTGCTATTTGTCGTAACCCGTATGATAGAGCTTATTCATGTTGGAATTATCTTCGTGTAATTGAAGATATCGAGGGTAGATTTGGGATTTTTAATTTTGAACAATTCGTCCAAGCCCTAGAATCTCGCTCAGCATTCTATGAAGACCAAAATGAAGAACTAACCCAACACGAATTAACTTGGCCCCAATCAAGATTTGTATGTGTTAAAAATTTCATTTTAGTAGATGGTATTTTACGATATGAAAATTTAGATGAGGATTGGAAAAAATTTGCTGAGGAACATAATAAAACAGCTCAATTTAAAATCCATACTAAATTAAAAGTCCATAATAATATGGAATACGTAGAAAGAGATTGGACTAAAATCTATACTCCCGATATGTATCGTATTATTAATGAATTTTATAAAAAAGACTTTGAAATCTTTAATTACGAAATGAGAACTAAATAATGGAAGAAAAAGAGGAAATATTTTTTGATAAAAATGGAATCCCCAAACTAGCAAAACGTGGCAAACTTCAAAAAAAAGAGGTTTGCCACGACTGCTTAAATACGTTTGATCCTAAATTTTTATTTAAGGTAACTCGAAATAATTTTGGGCTAGCTCACTATGTTCATGTTTGTAAAAATTGTAAAAAAAATTATGTTTAAAAAATGGCAACACTTTACTTTCTTGTTATGGGTGGTATTCTCGGTATCCTCATTTACAACCTATGGACAGAGCTCTTTAAGAGACAGCGTTGAATGGAATACCCCTTATTTTAAAATTTGGTATTCCGAACCCCTTGAAAGTCCACTTTCAATTCGTTATGGAGTAGCTTGTCCTAATGGTAAAGCATCTAGAGCTGGAATGGATTTTTATCTTTTAAGAGGCATCCACACATCAGATGATGATGATTATTACAACAACGAATGGGATAAAGGTCATATGGCTCCAGCAGCTTCATTTAATTGTAATGAAGATATGCTTTATGAAACTTTTACTTTCATCAACTGCTCCCTCCAACATCAATCTTTAAATAGAGGTGTTTGGAAAAAGTTAGAAAATAGAGAACGTTATTTAGCTGATTTTGTAGATGTTCAAGTATTCATTCGAGTAGAATTTGATGAAATTCCTAAACGAGTTCCTACAAACGCTGCTATCCCAAAAGGATATTACAAAGAATTACTTGTAGGAGATATTAGAGAGTGTTATTATTTTCCTAATAAAGCACCTGTAAGTAAAGAATTAGACGATTATAAATGTGAATGTAGATAGTAATGACAGAATTAATTAAGGCACACGACATTGAAATTAAAACCAAAATTATTGGTAAACAGATAGCAGCAGACCATAAAGGTGATAAAACACCCGTGGTAATGGTTGGCTTACTTAACGGTTGTTTTGCGTTCTACAGCGATTTAGTGCGGGCTATGCCGATTGACGTGGAGTGTGATTTTATGCGCGTTAAATCGTATGTAGCTAAAAATAAACAAGGTGATATTCAAATTACTAAAGACTTAGAGACACCAATTAAAGGAAAACACGTTTATATTGTCGACGATATTTACGATACAGGTAATACAATGGACGCTGTAATCGAATATCTAGAAGTTAAACACCCAGCTTCTCTTAATATTGTTACTTTAGTAACTCGTGAATCATCTCGAATCCCTGAACAAAAGTCATATCACGGTTTTACAATTAAAGATGAATGGATTGTAGGAATGGGAATGGATAATGATAAAGGTTATGCAAGAAACTACCCTTCAATTTGGGCTCTGTAAAATAGTTTCGTATATTCAACAAAATAAAAAGTTATAAATGGAAAACAAGCGTAGAAAAATCCACGAAGAATTAGAAGTGGTACAAGAGGGTTTTGCTAATGGTGTAGCACCTGGTTTCCCCCTCAATAGTGATGAAAAAGCTGCAATGATTGATGCTGCAGAAGAAGCATATGGTAAATTTTTGGATGCTCTAAAATGTGATTGGCGTAATGACCCCAATTCAATGGAAACTCCTCGCCGTGTAGCTAAAGCATACGTAAATGATTTGTGGGCAGGTCGTTATAATGCAATGTCCCCTATCACTTCATTCCCCTCAGATGGATATGATGGAGTAATTATTGAACGTAATATTCCCCTTACATCAATGTGTTCTCATCACCACCAAACTATTGGAGGAGTTGTTCATATTGGTTATATTGCTGGAGAAGAAGGGCAAGTAATTGGTTTGTCTAAATTGAACCGAATTGTAGAATTGTTTGGTCGCCGAGGCGCTATTCAAGAACAACTTACCTCAGCTATTCATAATGCAGTAAATAAAATTACTGAAGGTAATTTGGGTGTAATTGTTACTATTGTAGGAACTCACAATTGTGTATCTTGTCGAGGTGTTAAACACCAAGGAGCAGCAATGGTTACTACCAAAGCATCAGGCGCATTCCGTGATGACACAAATAATGCACGTAAAGAATTTTTCGATAGTCTGAAGATTAACAACGGAGGACACAACATTTAATATATTAGTTATGACTTATTGGATTGGTAAAGTAAGCGTTAAACAAGAAGATGAACGCGGTAAAATTAAAAAGCACACTGAGCAATTTCTCATTGATGCTGAATCAGCTACAGAAGCTGAAGCAAAGATTTATAAAGAATATGAGACTTGGCCCAATGAATTTGAAATTTTGGGTGTAAATAAGTCTCGAATCCTTAAAATTCTAGAATAATGAGTGATTTTAAAGATATTATTGAACTCGAATTACGAAATAGTCTTGGTTTACTTCAATCATTAAAAGACCGAGACCAACTTTCATTAATCCCTGAAGCTGAATGGGCTTCGGCTACAGCAGAACGTATTGCTGAAAAGTTTAATGGTGAGTATGTCCCATTTGTTAGTGAAGTAGAAGAATTTAACGCTCTAATGAACAAACCTAACAATTATGAGCCAGTTATACCAGAAAATAGGGGCGAATGGGAATTCGTATACAATTTCGTTCTTGAAGAGCTTGAAGAATATAAACAAGCTTGCGAGGAAGGAAACATCGTTGAAGTTTTGGATGCGTTGTGTGACATTGCTTATGTATCCGTTGGGAACGGTGCTATGCTTCATGGCCTTAAGGATAAAATTTGGCCCGCTTATATGGAAGTACAGGCGTCGAATTTATCCAAAGCTTGTTTTACTCAAGAAGAGGCAGAAAAGACTGTTGAAACTCGTTCCAAAGAACAAGGCGAAGCTTGTCATTGGGAACAGGTTGGTGACAAGTATATTGTATATCGTAGTCGAGACCGAAAGGTAATGAAGAATATTAATTATTTCCGTCCAGATCTTAAGAAGTTCTTTTAATGGGTTATAAAAATTGTTTTGTAGAAAGAACCAAAGAACAGAATGAATATAAAGTTCACCTTTGGGAGGATGATGGTTATAAAACCCTACTATGGAAATACCCAGCATTCGAAGAAGTTAAGGAAGGTGATTACACTGGACTAAACGGAGAGACTCTACGCAAAACAACTAATTGGGATAAGGAGAACCCACGATTACATTTTCACGATATGAAACCCTACCAAAGGTTTCTAATTGACAAATATGGAGATGATGATACGCCTTCTAAAACCCATCGAGAAATATTCTTTGATATTGAGATTGAAATGGGAGGAGCGCTTACGGAAGATTACATCCGTAGCGCTCCAAAACCTGTTACCTCAATTGCGTGGTGGGATAAGCAAGAGGATCAATGGGCTATTCTTATTTTAGATGACAAAAAGCAATTACAACATACTAAAGCTAAAAATCGAGAAATTATCCCTTGTAGTAGTGAAAAGCAATTACTTCAATTGTGGATTAAACGCTTAGAAGAAATTCAACCTGATATTTTAGTAGGTTATAATAGTGATTATTTCGATATTCCTTACCTATACTATCGTATTTCGAATGTATTAGGTAAAAGAGATTCTAATCGATTATCTAAAATTGGTAAAGTCCAAGATATATCTAAGTGGAGTCAAGATGATTGGTTAAAATTAGCTGGAGTTGAGTCTTTAGATTATATGAAACTCCATAAAAAATTTAGTTTTAGAGATGAACCATCTTTTAAATTAGATGCTTTAGGAGAAAAATATTGTAATCTAAATAAGATTGAATATGAAGGATCATTAGATCGTTTATTTGAAGAGGATATTCAAAAATTCATTCAATACAACTTTCGAGACGTTGAAATCTTAAAAGCATTAGATGAAAAATTCCAATATCTATCTTTAACTAAAAACCTAGCCCATAAAGGTAAAATTAACTATAGTGACGTTTACAAAAATAGTATGGTTCACGATGGTGGTATCTCAGCTTATCTTTTATCTAAAGGAATTATCCCCCCATCTCGTGATAGAAACCCTATTTCTAAAAAGAACTACGCAGGTGGTTATTTGTTCTGTCCTACAGCAGGTATCTTCAAATATATGTTTGATGAAGATTTGACATCACTATACCCTTCAATTATTATGTCTTTAAACATTGGTAAAGAGACATTAGTAGGTAGAATCATGATTCCAAATGAAAAGGTAGTAGTTGAGGGTAAAGAAATTTTTAATTGTCGTTATGCTCTAAATGATTTAAAGCAAATGGACCCTGAACAATATTTAGAAGTTCAAAATGCTAAACGCAGATCAGCTTCCATGACAGTTAAAGATTTGATTGACTTAATTGAATCCGAAAAACTAGCTATTTCAGCTAACGGAGTAATGTATAGAACCAATTTTGATTCTGTATTGAAAACTATTCTTTCTAAATGGTTCGAAGAACGAGTCATTTATAAGAATCAAATGAAAAAAGCTTATAAAGCTGGTAATAAAGCACTAGGCGAACAAATGCACTTGAAGCAACATACAATGAAAATTTTGCTAAATAGCTTGTATGGTGCAACTGCTCTTGGTAGCTTTAGATATGGTAATGTAATTTTAAGTGAATCGATTACACTCAGTGGACAACGAATCATTCAAGAATCAGCATTATTTGCAAATCGTCATATGAACAAAGTAATGAATAACGAAATCACATTATGATTACAAAACAAGCAATTAGAAGAGGGGTTACTATAGAATGTAATGGTAAAATTCTTACTAAAGATGAAGTAATTGCCCTTGGAGAAAAGTGGACAGAAACCCAAGAAAATTTCTTCCGTAAAATGCTCCGCCAAGGTGGACGTTTTAGTCTCCTCCAAAACAATTTCCGTATTTCAGTCCCTGAAAACATTTATAATAGTAAAGGTGAAATTGAAGCCGCAATAGTTGAACACGAAGAAGAATGATTCAATTAGAAAGTACACCTTGGTTTATCGCTGATAAAGACGATACAAACTATTGCGTTTATGTTGATACAGACTCTAACTATTATAACGCTGAACCTCTGCTTAGGCATCTCTACCCTAATTTTGATGAAATGGGTGAGGAAGAAAGAGATGAAGCACTCGAAAAAATCGCCCTCAAGTACCAAGATTTAATTACTAAATCATATGATACTTTAGCTCGCGAAGCATTCAACATCCCAGAACATAGATTTGAGATGAAAACTGAATGTATGATTCGTGCTGGTTATTTTAGAGCTACTCGACGTTATGCTCAATGGATTACTAAAAAAGAAGGTGTATCAACTGATGATTTAGATATTAAGGGATTGGAATTTATGAAAGCCAATTTCCCTAAAATCTTTAGTGATTTCTTTAAAATGGTTCTTCAAAAAGTAATTAAAGGTGCTCCTCAAAAAGAAATTGATGAATTGCTTAAAAACTTTAGAGCCGAAGTGCTTTCACCTGATATGGACATTACTATTTTAGGTAACCCTACTCGTGTAAATACTTTAGATAAGTATGTGGCTTCAAAACCACAAGCAGGGACTATGTTTTCCATTATAGCTCAAGGTGCCCCTGCTCCTGTAAAGGCAGCTATTAAGTATAATGATTTACTTAAGTTTTGGAAATTAGACAAACAACACTCTCGAATTGTTCAAGGTGATAAGGTTAAATGGATTTACTTAAAAGATAATCCATACAAAATTGATGCTTTAGCATTTCTAGACTTTGATATCCCAGAGAAAATTCGTACATTGTTGGCTCAATACGCAGATACAAATAAATCATTTGAGACAATTTTGGAAAGTAAATTACAAGGGTTTTATAACGATTTAGGATGGGATTTGAACCTCAACCCCTACCGAAATCTAATTTTTAGTTTTTAATATGATAAATAAAAGTGAACTTCAATCAGTTATCGGTAAATACTATTTAGGGGGTTTAGTAGAGTCTGTTAAATGGACTACTGAAGATAACGCGCTAACTATTGACTTCCAATCGCCCAATAAGGACATGATTGGATGCGTTAAACACGCTAATTTCCCGCTAGAAAACAGCGAAATTGCGGTGTATGATACATCCAAATTAAATAAACTATTGGGAATTACTAGTGGAGAAGTATTTATAAGTCTAGAAAAACAACAAAAAGTATTTACTAAACTTACTATTGCTGATTTGAACTATACTGTTAACTTTTCACTATCAGAACTTCTCCTAATCCAAGATGTAGGTAAAGTAACCGATTCAGGTGATTACGAGATTGTAAGTGTTCTAGAAGCTGATAGTATCAATGCTATTATCAAAGCTCACAGCGCACTTGAAAGTGATAACGTAATTATTAAAATCGATAGAGATTTAGATGGTGAGGATGTTTTAGTTATGTCATTTGGCGATACATCAAATCACACTAACAAAATTGACTATCAAGTTCCCAATTCTACCCTTACAAATGTTCCCTATGGAACTAAACTCCCATTTAATTCAGCTATGGTTAAAACCATCCTAAATAATAATAAGGATGCTACATCAGCTATTATGAAAGTTAACACTAAAGGTTGGGTTAAATTCGAGTTTAAAGGAGAAAATTGGGAAAGTGAATACTACCAGGTAAGAAAACAAGATATCTAATATGTATAATAAACGTAAAATTGTAGCTAGGGCACAACGTTATGTTTTTAATTAATCGAGTAGCTTAGGCACTCACAAATTTAAATGATATGAGTACATTAACACTTCATGAGCGTTCGCCGTTCGACATCCTATTCAGGAATTTCTTTGATGCAGAGCAACAATTTGCCCCTGCCTTAAATTCAAAACAGCCCCACCCACTTAACATCTTTTACAACGACGAAGGATTACATTTCGAAGTCGCTTGTACTGGCTTAACTAAAGAAGATGTTTTAATTAGTGTAGAAGGGGATTTGCTAAAAATTAGTTATAAAAAACCTGAAACTGATACAGATTATTCAGGGTATATTTACCATGGTTTGTCCAAAAAATCATTTGATTTAGGATATAAAATTTCCCCTAAATTTAATCTTTCCAAAATCAATGCTGAGATGGAAAATGGTTTGTTAAAACTACACATTCCAATTTCTGAGGAATCCAAACCAAAATCTATTAAAATTAAATAAAAGTTCTGGAAATAAACGTGTCCTAGCACAATTTTTTTCGTATATTCACCGAAACATAAATAAATATAGTTATGGCAAAACCGAGTAAATCAAATTTACGATTCATTAAAGATCCGGCATTATCACCGTATTACATCCAATTAGATGATTATTGTTACATTGCCCAAAAATCAACATTTTCAGAAGCAGGACATGAGTATCAAAATACTCTAGGGCATTATAGCACATTGGGGGGTTGTTTAGAAGCAATTGCTCGTGATGATGCTAAATCTGAAAGTTATAACTCGCTTCGTGAATTTGTAGAGCGTTTTGAAAGTAAAGCAAAAGAAATTAAAAATATTATTAAATTATGATTGAAGCATTATACAATGCCGTTATCGTTAAACCAGTCGAAATCGAAGAGACTCGTTATGGTAACATTGTCGTCCCTGATTTGGGAAATGAAACTAATAAAACAGCTGAGGTAATAGGAGTTGGCCCCGGTCACGTTGGGTTTGGTGGAAGTTTTATTGAAACTCAACTTAAAGTTGGAGATATTGTAGTACTCCCTACAATGGGATTCACTAAATTTGAATATGAAGGTGAAACTTATTGGATTGGTAAAGAAAATGAGGTTCTTGCTAAAATCAAGAAAACCTTGAACCCCGAGCAAATCCTCGCCCAAACTGAATTAACAGAAGAAGATAAAAAAGCCCTAAAAAATGAGTAAAATTATAGAATTCGGCCCTGAAGCACGTAAACAACTTGTCTCAGGTATTGATAAATTAGCCGATGCGGTTGTAGCAACTTTAGGACCTAATGGTCGTAACGTAGTAATTGCTAATGAGCAAGGTTATCCCCAATCCACCAAAGATGGTGTAACAGTAGCAAAATCTATTTCACTACAGAATCCTGTAGAAGAGGTAGGTGTAGCTATGGTCAAACAAGCAGCCATTAAGACTGCTGATCACGCTGGAGATGGAACCACAACTTCAACATTGTTAGCTCGTGAGATGGTAAAAGCTGGCCTTAATCACCTTAATAATGGTGCTAATGCCGTTGAGATTAAGCGTGGTATGGATAAAGCAGTAAAACAGATTGTAGAAGCAATCCGTGAAAACTCTGAAGATATTTCATCTGAAGAACAATTTGAACAAGTAGCTACTATCTCTGCTAACAATGATCCTGAAGTAGGTAAACTTATCGCTTCAGCTATGAATAAAGTAGGTCGTGAAGGTGTTGTCTATATTGAAGAATCTAAATCAGGAGATACTTATCTCGAAACTGTAGAGGGTCTTCAATTCGATCGTGGTTACAAATCCCCCTATTTTGTAACTAACAACTCAACAATGTCAGCAGTATTGGATAAGCCATATATCCTTATCGCCGATCAACGTTTTACAACCGTAAAAGATCTACTCCCAGTATTGGAAGCTGTTTCCGGAACTGGTCGCCCTCTTCTTATCATTGCAGAAGACATTGATAATGAAGCACTCGCAACACTTGTTGTAAACAAGATGCGTGGAACATTAGCCGTGTGCGCTGTTAAAGCCCCTGATTTTGGAGATCGTCGTAAACTTATCCTTGATGATATTGCTGTCCTAACTGGCGGTGAAGTATTCTCTAAGGAAAAAGGTATGAAACTCGATAAATTTAGTTGGGACTGGTTCGGTGAAGCACGTACGATTACTGTAACTAAAGAACAAACTACAATTGTAGATGGAAAAGGAGAAACAGGACGAATTGAAGCACGTATTGAAGCACTTCAACAACAAATCGAACAAGCAGGATCGCCGTTCGAAGTTGAAAAACTCCAAGAAAGGCTCTCGAAATTCGTCGGAGGAGTGGCAATAATCCACGTTGGTGGAAACACGGAAACCGAAATGAAAGAAAAGAAGGACCGTGTAGATGACGCTCTCAACGCAACAAAAGCCGCTATTGAAGAAGGTATTGTACCTGGTGGTGGTGCTGCTTTACTTTATGCTCGTGAAGGCATTGAAAATCAAGGTGAAATGGGTCCACAAATCGTATACCAGGCTTGTGGTAAACCATTTGAACAAATTCTTACTAATGCGGGTTATGATCAAGTAAAGGCTAAAATGCTTGCTATGAATTTTATCACTAGTGAAACTAACTGGGATGGTTATAATCTAAAAACTGAATCTATCGTTAACATGAAAGAAGCAGGCATCATCGACCCAGCTAAAGTAACTCGTACAGCACTTGAAAATGCTGCCTCAGTAGCAGGTACTATTCTATTAACTGAATGTACTATAGTAGATAGCCCAAACACCGATTCTAATGCCCAAATTGACCCTATGTCAATGATGGGAGGTATGATGTAATGAAGACTGAAGTTAAAGAATTTAGTGAATTAATCGCAAATAGACAAGCACCTGGTGATAGCTGGGTGCTTGTTGGCGATTCAAAAGTACATAATTCTCTTACTGAAACTTTGGAAGCATGGTTTCAAAAAACCGGTGAGAAAGCTGAATTTAGACTTGCTCCTTTAAGTAGTAAGTTGTATGTTATACGAAGTAAAGAGGTAGAGATTAAACCTGAACCTCTAAAAAGTTATAGTTTATATGGTGACCGCGAATAAAGATCATACACTTTTAGTAGAAAAATATCGTTCTAAAAATTAAGAAATAGAGTTTGGCGATTTCATTTTTTTTTTCATATATTTATAACATATATGTAGAGGCATACACAATGGCAGACAATTTTGACTTAAGAAAGTATTTAGCTGAGAATAAGCTTACCAAGAATACCCCAGCATATAAAGGACCTGAAGGGTATGATGATGGATGTGACTGTTACCCAGAAGCAGATTCTTTAGATGAAATTGGAGATGCTTCCGCTAAAGCTTTTAAATGGAAAGCTCATCCAAAAACAGATTGGGGAGGTATATGGAAGGGTACCCCTGTGTATGAATATACTTTTACAACGGATTCGGGTACTGAGTATTTTGCTGAATTTTTTCACTCGCAACGAGCTGCTGACGAAGGAAAAGAGCTCTACTTATTCCAATTTAATACAACAGAAGGGGATGATGATGGTGGAGTTAGACTAACCTGGGAAGAGGTACCTTTAAGAATAATGTCCACAGTTACTCAAATTGTGAAAGATTTTCTATCAAAACATCCGGGTACCAGCATACAATACCACGCAGACGAAAACTTTAAAGGAGATACAAGACGTGCTAAACTTTATATGGCCTATATAAAAAATATGTTACCATCTAATTACGAAGTTATACCACACAAGGGAGATATGATTATACAGCCTAAAGGTAGCGAGTAGTTTTTTAAAATTAAATTTGGCGATTTCACTTTTTTTTTTCATATATTTATAATAAATTAATTTAATACATAAAGACATACACAATGGCAGACAATTTTGACTTGAGAAAATACTTAGCTGAGAATAAGCTAACCTCAAACAGCCATTTAAATGAAATGGATGCAAAAGTAATAACCCGTCAATATGGTGGTTCCAACGATTCAGAATTTTTGAAAATCGTATGGCACATGGAAATTAAAGACCTCCAGGACTTGTTAGACCGTTCAGAAAAAGATTTGAAATGGTTAAAGGCAAACTCTAGAGGAGGTGCGGGAATGTTCCGTAGAAAAGATGCTCTTATAGTTGGAGATAGAGTAAAATGGATTAAAGATATTATATCACAGAAGGAACAAAATCCAGATTAT